ATGGACAAAAAAGAAAGCTCAAAATTATTAACTTGTAAAAGTGTTCCTCTAACTCTTGAACTTGTAGAAGATAGATTAAATGGTATTTCTAAAAGACATAACATAGATCTAATGGATGAAAGAGTACTTTATTTCTATACTAAAGAGTATGGTAGTCTTACAAATGAAATAGCAGATATTCTCTTCCCAAGATATGGTTTTAAAGGAATTTATCCAACTCCTAAATTAGAAACGAAATAATTCATTTTTATGACTATCCAGATATTCAATTCTATCTTTATCAGTAATCAATTCAACATTTTCTATATTTAATGTATCTCTTTTATATCCGAAAGTTAGACAATCAAGAAAATATCCAGAATTAGATATTCCTCGTACATTATATTCTTTGGTTGGGTCTGTTTTCAAATAGACCCAATCTTCAACTTTTATTATATTCTTTGTTTTCATAGATTTATTATTCTAAGTTTTGATAACAAAGATACGTATTGTTTGCAAAAACAATAGTTATACAAAGTAATTTTATTATTCAATTTAACAATTAACAAGTCTTTACACCTCTTTATAAGGGTTATACTGTAAGATTGTATATAGTTACCATATTAAGTTGTCATTCTCTTTATTGACATAATTCGCAAGTGACTCATAAATCTTTTCAGAGTTCGACATGGTAAAGGCTTTAATGTCAATCTCATCCTCTTTACCTGTCACAAGAACTTTATTCTGGGCCGCCGAAGCAATTTTACGTGCCAACCTATTTCTTGACTCATTGTCTTCAGCACCGGTCTTTCCATGAATAATTGGCTGCCCATAAGTGTGGCTGAAATTAACCCAATTACTTAATGTATATTTCTGGGCAAGAATATTAGGAGTGGTTGCGGCGAATAATCCAAATCCACCGTTATTCACAAGGATATAATTATGTTTATATTGTTCAGAATCCAAATCCCAACCTGGTGTCCATTGCCCCCAATGCTGTACGACACGACGCTGGTCAGGCAATACGCATCGTCTTTCAATGCTGTTCACTTCTTTAAGTAAACCGGTTTCAGAATCCAATTCCGGCATAATCTCAATAAGCGAATAACCATAAAGTTCCGATTCAACAATAGCCCTAATTATCTTTTCAAATTGTGAGCCTTGACAGATTCTGGATTGTTTTGGATCCCTAATCCATTTGCCATCTTTATCTTCTTTGGCAAACATATACCGCTTACCAATTAACTGTGAAAAAAGAGTGGCAATTGTCCCTTGAAGATGCGCATTTTGTATATAACAAGAATCATACATGTCTATCAGTCTGGAACGATCATCCATAACGACACCATCATCCACTTGACTTACTACACTCTTATATCGGCATCTTCTGGTTAATTCATCAGTGTATTCAACAATTGTTTTTTTAACAATGTTATAGCTCGCTACAAGAGCTTCATCGGTAAAGAAATTGCCATTTGAATTATTTGCTGTTCGTTTACGCATATCATTATTTTTATTGTTAATAGATGCGCTGTACAGCAACTCACAAAAACACTGAACACCAAAATTTTATAAGATATACTGCTCCCCAAATAAAAAATAAAAAAAATAACATCTGATATTCAATAGTTTACAATAAACCATGTTTCACTTTTCATATACTTAATGTACACCATATACTATTATACAATGAAGTACACCGATTTAAATAATGCAATCATGGAAAACTGGAAAAATTTAAGGACTAATCCACCAAAAGAGGATTGTAATATATGTGTCAAAATTGGCAGTAGTTATGATACATATAAGTTTAAGGTATATTCTGAACGTAATTGGGGATTAATCAAATATCCAAAAACTATTGATTCATGTAAAGTTCCTGAAGAGGCATTATATATCAATCTTGATGAAATCAAATAACAGAATATTAACAACTTAAAAACAACAAAATTATGTCATTTTGGATAGAAACAAAAATCCGTTACAATAAAGTAATGGAAGATGGAGCTTTAAAAAGCGTTACTGAAACAAATATTGTAAACGCATTGTCTTTTACAGAAGCTGAGGCACGCATAATCGAAGAAGTTAAACCGTACATATCCAGTGAATTTACGGTTTCAGCAGTTAAGAAAACAAACATATCTGAAATCTTTTATGATGAAAGAGGAGATAGATGGTATAAGGTTAAAGTTCTTTTCATCACGCTTGATGAAAAAAGTGGCATTGAAAAACAAACTGCAAATTATATGTTGGTACAGGCTTCTGATTTCCATAATGCACTTGAAAACTTTATGGATGGCATGAAAGGTACAATGGCTGATTTCAAAATTGCCAGCATATCAGAAACAAACATTATGGATGTATTTGAAGAGAAACTTACACAAGAATAAAAATGGATTATAAAACAACTACACTTATTAAAGAGCTTAAAACGACGGAGATTCTACTTCCAGAAATACAAGGATTATACTTTGGATTTATGGGAGAGGACAAGGCTGTGTTTGATTATACAACTTACTTTGAAGAGAATCATATTCAATACATAGACTATAAGGTGTTTATGCGCACTAACAAGCATTTTATAGAGCCATTAATCAAAGCATCACAAAAAAAGACATCAGAATTGTTCTACCAGAATACAAATGGACATATTTTGGTAGCAGCAGAATTGGCTTTTATATTTCTTGCTTTTGCAAATCCCGAAATGTGTGCATATTTCAATAGTATTATTACAGATGCCATATCATACGGAGTGGCATACAGCAATGGCTTTCTCTATAGTATGGCAGCTCAAAGATTGCCATCCGAAGTTCTTAATGAAATCATAAACGAAAGAAAAAATGACGAAGCAAGAACCAAATAACAATCCTACAACGATTGTTGCCTTTGACGCAACGTATATTTTGGTTGCAATCTTTAAGTCAATCAGTGAAGCGGCAACACTTACTGGAACACTTAGGCAATCACTTATTAAGGCTGCTTATGGAGAAATAATATCAGTAAATAAAAGATATTGGAGAGCTGTTCCATCCGACTTTCAAATTGAGCCGGATGATATTGGTAAACTAACCTTATTTGATTTTGATGCAGAGATTGGCGAGGATAGAAAAATCTATAGTACCAGGAAAATGCTCAAATCATCTGTAATGTTAGAAAGCGAATATCTTACAACATTGAGTAAATAAATCAAGCTATACTATTAATAATAAACAAGATGAAAGTAAAATTGTTATCACCGGGCGCAAAAGTGCCTACAAGAGCTGAAAAAGGTGCTGCTGGTTATGATTTATATGTTCCATGCAATTTTGTGATCAATCCAGGACGCAACCTCATAAAACTTGATATCAGTATAGAACTGAAATCCGAGACAGAGGCTCAAATCCGTCCTCGTAGCGGATTTTCTTTAAAAGGAATTGAAGGGTATCTTTTGGAAGATATGGATACTCCAAAGAGATTTGATGCCGATGTTATTATTGGCACGATAGATGAAAGTTATAGAGGTGTAGTTGGAGTAATTATAAAAAGTGATGAATCCATCCCCTTTATAGTAAAAGAAGGTACAAAGATTGCACAAATGGTAATTAGCCATTATTGTAACGAACCGTTTGAAATTGTTACGGAATTGTCCAAAACCGAACGTGGAGAAGGTGGATTTGGGCATACCGGCACTAAGTAAACTCTTAACTACATGATAGGACGGTGGTCCCAAGGGGCGTGTTGTTTTTACAATGCGCTCCTTTTTATATTATATAATGTATATAAATTCCATTCATTACATGATTGACTATAAAAAGTGAAACATAAAACAACTAATATTTAATTGACTACCAGATATATACAATATGTTTAACTTTTATTAGAAAGTGAAACAAGAAAAATATTTTGTTTATTCCAGTTTTTAACGATAGTTTTGCATTACCAAATTCCAAAATAATAAAATTATGAGCCAAAAGGGAAGTATAACAACGGCAGATTATTTGCCATATAGTGATTATCAGAAACTTGTACAGTCACTAATAAATGAAAAAAAATATTGGTGGGCCTGCTATTGCATATTGTCCTTCTGTACCGGTTTGCGTTTCTCTGATGTATGCAAGTTAAAATGGACTGACATCCTTAATCAACGGAAAGTCATTACTATGGCTAAAAAAACAGGTAAAACCCATGTCATACCAATTGGCCAAAATGCTTCTGACCATTTCACAACTTTATATGAACGAATGGGAAAACCGGATAAACGCGATTTTATTTTAGCCAATAAAAAAGGAAATGAAAATAAACCGGTATCTATACAATATATTAATCGAACATTAAAGCAGTGGGCAATTCAATATGAACTTGACATAGATAATTTCAGCACACACACCTTTAGAAAGACATTCGGCAGATATGTATATGAAAAAAGTGGAAGGACTGAGAAATCATTGATATATCTAAATCGTATTTTTAAACACGCAAGCTTAGATACAACTATGATATATTTGGGAATACGTGACGATGAGATTTCCAGCATCTTTAACTCTATAGAAATATAAAGGTATGTATCGGAAATTATTTAATCATATTGGATATTGCAAATGCTGCGGAATAAAAATGCTTTTGCATGGATATGATTCTCAAAATCATATAAGCCGCATAATGAAACAGAAAAAAATCTGTTATGAATGTGCATTTTGGCAAGATATAATTGATTATCCTCCTAAATATCTTGAAGTGATTAGTAACAAGTGTTTGAGAATACATCCAGTAGCCAATAAAAAGGATAAAACCCTTATTTTAGGAGGCAAAGGTAAAATGCGCTATTTTATGCGCCCAGACAAATCCTTGCTTCAATCAAACGATATATGGACTATAGGAACCATACCAGACCGTTTCTTGGATAAATTTCGTCCTACTGTGATTGAAATCACTTTAAAGGCATACCGACAATTAAAAAAAACGAACAAAACATGTAATGCTCGCGCTTGTTTAGATAGATATCATTGTTTCAGATATAATACAGAGCAAGAAAATGACGGAACGGGACCATATAATTCGATTCCTCCAAAATGGAAAATTGGTGATGAACATTGTGGATTCTTCATCAACCAAAAAGATATATTAAATGATGAGAGCAGTGTTAATCAATAATCCAAAATTATGGAGACAAAAACAAACGATTTGCTTCGAGAAGCTAAAAAAATCATGGGAAAAGATGCTGATATATTTATCATTTCCCACAAAGAAGGACAGTGTGGAGCCGTAACACATGGAAATTCGGACAATATAGCGCAAGCCGTCTTTTCCTGCATGCACCAGCCAAATAATCCTATTGGTGCCGCCATTTATCGTATTCTAAAATTGAATGTAATGAATATGATTACAAACAATTCTCCTTATTCTGCCGACTTACTTCAATCCATTAATTCAATACTTCCAGACGATGAATGAATATCAATCTTACAGTGCTTCAGATTTAGACATCTTAATGCACGAACCTTGGGAAATTAGCGATCAGCCTTATATGTTGCACGCTGCGTATGCACTCAGTTGTCTTTTTGAAACATTTCAAACTGATGCGGAAGAATGTGATGATGAATTTACCCCTAATGATATGTGGGGATTCAAAATTCCTAAAAAAATACTTGACAGGCTTGTAATTGATATAGAATCTGATTTTAATGATGCTGCATCTAATTATAAACAAGTACGTATATGGGGGAAGGCATATTCTATCCGCAAAGTAAATGCGTATGACCATAAGAGACTTCATCGCATTTTTAAATTTCCTGAAACAGATGGTGATTACACAATTACTAAAGATGGGGTAATGAACCTGTGTGGGGTTGTTCCTGATATTTTACAGAAATATGAAATTTCACGTGAACAGGCACAAGCAAATAGAACATATCTTCGTCAAATCATTATGCTTGCAGAAGATGATGTAAATAATGGATGGGATAAACTCACAGATATGGAAGTTGCCATGTATTGTTGGGCATTATTCTATAATAAATACCAAGTGGATAATTGGATTCTGTTCAAGCAAAAATACAAAGAACATTTATATGTTGAAGAAGCGGAGATATTCAGTTGCTTTAATGAGAAAGCTATTTTAAGGCAATGTCCGATAGGCATGTACACTTTCTCTCAAAACAAAGTGCAAGAATGGAATAAAGTAAACAAACAGAAATCCATAGCGGCGGAGATACCAATACAAAAAGCGGAAGATTACTGGTATGATGTGGCGCTTCAGTCAACATTCAAACCTATAGACTTATAATAAAATAAGAATGGAGGAGGAAATCAAACTCCTCCATTTCTTATATTTCTAACTTCCTTCATGAACAGCAGTGCTTCAGTATTGTCAAGAAAATAATTTCCGGCATCATATCGTTCTGTATGTTTCTTGGAACCGTTATCTTTATCCAACACTATTTCAAACCGATCATTCATATACCAATAAACATTATTGTGTCCACGCTTAGGCATTTTAATAAATGTATTGGTCCTTCCGTTAAAAGACCATCCGGCATTAGAAGTAGCCTGATGCAATCTTTGAATATCTTTCTCAGTAGCCGGCCTAAATGGTGTACACTCAATATCTATCCAACAATCCATTTCAAGTTTGCCATTCTTATTTAAGAAAGCAGAAAAATGATGCGAACAACCTTTTGATTCTAAATATATTCCGACACTTAAATTTCCATATTCACCATCATTTAAAATAACGTAGAAATTTTTCTTAGGGATGTACAGTTCGGACAATTTCGCATTTCTTGCAACTATATCAAAACCACGCTCATAAATTTTCTTTTTCAACTCCCTGCTTCTTTCATCATCAAGACGTTTTAACCTTAAAGCATCTTGAACATTCATTTTCTTGGCTATAAGATTTCCTTCATAGTCGCAATATGCGATAAGAGTTGTGATTTCAGGCGTACAATCACCTATTACCCCCATTGTTTTACCATAGCTGACCAAATCCCCGGAACCGAATCCTGAATCAAGCCAGTTAACAAATTGGTCATACGATGATTCAGATATCGGAGATAAGGCCTTATGTATTTTACCCCCTTTAAAACGCTCACGACAATAAGCAAGTACCTTCTGCCAGTCATCATCCGGGAACCTGCATTGAGATGTATATCTGATTATTTGGTCTAATGTTTTCATATTATTGAAATTAGAAACTGACAAAAGTACGATTAAAACTTAAATCCAACTCAAATAATACAGATTATTTTGACCGAATTTTATTTTTTAATAGCTTTGCAACTAATTATATATGAGGATATATCCTGACGTGATTAAAAGCAGTGTCATGAATAATGACATGGCATGAAACGAATACCACAAAAAGCAATACTCGCAAAACCGGAACCAATTATTATCAAAATTGATCCGAAGCAATTAAAGACAGGGATTGTCTTGCCAAAAGTAAAATATCAAGTGCTGGCTTCAGTGGAAAACGAGCTGGTCTTTAATGGAATGGTGCTTCCTATTCCAAAAGTATTAATATACTATTTGACACACAATGAACTAATGATTGTGTCCACTATTCTTGAAGAGACTAATGAATATGGAGAATGCGCATCATCAGTCAAAGAGCTTGCCACTAAAATCAAAATCTCAACACCTACAGTAAGTTCCTGTTTATATTCCCTACGGAAAGTAGGATTGTTACAAGAAGCCCCAAATGGGCAACGTGGAGCCGGCAGAATACGCAAACTCAATTATACAGCAATTCAACATCTTAATGACTTAGTGGAGGGAGAAGATTCCGGCATATATACAAGAATACGCAAGGCTACCCGAAAAACAAACATCATGAACCTCACTAAAGATGATATAAAAAACGCATACGATAACCATGTTCTTGAGCCGGGCCACGATTTGGCTGAAGAGGAGGAATATGATTAATTGATTAGAGCAGTTATTGTTTTTAAATGTTTAATATATGAGCAGACCTATTCATTTTGAGTATCAAAAATTTAAGAACCTAACAGTAGTCGCACTGGATTCTAAATTATCCGACTACGGTTTCCAACCAATCATGGAAAATGGTAAACTTGTTGTAAAATGCCCTGAAAAGACTGTCAAGGACTGCCGGAACATAGACGGATGTGTATATTTCCATCTTGGTCATGTAAGTGACAACGTTATGATTGATTTGATTGAAAAATTCAACAAGTTGAAGAAAGAGAAAGGCTGGAAACAGCAACAAGGTTTAATTGTTCCTGACCATAAGTTCAAGTTCGATTGACATGAGTTTCAGGGAATATCTGACAGCGTTGGACTGGAATACATTCTCATGTTATCCAGAACAGGGGTCAAGCATTTATTTGCATTGTCATACTGAAGATGGCTCAGTACACAAATTCTTGAAAATAGACAATTTCAATGCAGTATTTTTTGACCTTGACCAAATTACCCAATGTTTTTCTTCAAACCATCAATGGCAGTTTTCATGGCTACCGGCAAACAAAATAGATAAAAATTATGATAAGTCAAATTTTAATTAGCGCAGTCTTGGCTGCATCGCCAATCAAACATACTGATACCCTTTTTGATTTCCCCAAGCAAGATGCGATAGTGAGAATTGAAGAGGTTAGAAAACTTAATCGTAAAGAACGTAGAGCAAACAAACGACGCAAATAAAGACGTGATAACAGCAATGTGATTTAAAAATTGTGATAATGAAGAAAGTTTATGTTTCAATTCCTATAACCGGTGAGAATTATAACGACCAACGTAATCACGCATTTGTGGTTGCTACAAACTTGTTCCAAAAAGACTATGATGTCATAACACCATTCGATGTGGTACAGTCACTAAACACCCCATACAATGTAGCAATGGGAAAGTGCATAGAGGCATTGCTTGATTGTGATGTAATTTATCTCTGCAAGAACTGGCAGAAGTCAAAAGGATGTTTGACGGAACTTCAAACCGCATTAGTGTATGGGAAAGAGGTCATGGTAGAATAAAAATTGAGGTTTCTGTGATGATGAAACTATTAATACATGGATAAAGCAAATAATTTTGGATTTTGGTAAATGCGCTGGGCTGTGAAGTTCGGCGCATTTTTTTGCATCTGCACGGACTGACCAGCAAAAAGAAAGAGGAAACAAAGAAAAGAAAAAAAGAAAAAAAGAAAAATCTCTTGGATCTCTTAAAGAAAAAAAGAAAATAAATAAAAGAAAAAAAGGAGATAGAAAAACAGCTCCTCCCTACATTTTTTCTTCTCCTAAAGTCGAAGAAAAAATTTCGGTCGAAGCTGGCGTGCGTGCGCGTGTGCGCAAAAAGGCGTATTTATTTGCGTTCCTATGTTTCAGGATTATTATAAAAGGCTTTTACGCATTTTAGGTTAAAGACTCGGTGATAATGTTTCAGGATCTTATTAAAAAGGGAGGTTAAGTTGTATTTGGGATTCATTCTCAGCTTTTATTTAAAAAAGTTGTTTTTCAAATATCAATTCAACTCTCAGACTTTTTATTAAACTGCTGTTGGGCTTACGCCTTTTTGCTCCGCAAAAATTCCCCTGTGCTTACGCACCTGCCCTCATCCCACCCCCATTTAGCCCCCGCCCTTCATCGTACCGCTATCGCACACTAAAAATCGAATTTGAAATTTGGACCGGGAAAAATTTGGAGTTTGCACAACAGGCGATTTTCAATATCAGAAATATTTTAGAAAAATTAGTGTCGGAATAGAAAATGAGAAAATTTACAGCTGAATAATCATGGTGAAAAATTTCTGGTTATTAAAGCAAATTTCAAAAAAACGTATTTTAAGGCCATTTTTAGCGACCATCTTTCATTCGACATACAAATATGCGTTTCAACGAATAAAATGCCGTAGAAGTAAAAGAAATGAGGTTTCTGGGCAAATAATCGCAGCCAATAACAACCAGCAAAACAAAGATTCGGAAATCTCTTTGTTTGATAGAAATAGGCTAAAACACATAAAGTACTGAAAATCAAATAAAAGACAATATTTCAAATTTAGTAATGAGATTTTTCATAAAGTTTTTTAGTATTATGATATTTTGTGGAGCTGATGTTATCTCTTGATATTGGTAAAATATGTCTGAAAATTGAAATTTGAAAATCGGGGAAAATTTACATCTGCCTTGAAGAGCAAGAAAGACACCCTCCCAGTTATTTTATTTATTTTCATATAGTTAGCATACATATTCACCTATTTTTGTTTCACTTTTATAATAAGTGAAACATATTTTTTTTACTATAAACCAGCTATTAATGTGTTAAAAAACATTTATTATTAAACATATAGCATATTGCATTGATTTTCAATCAATTTATAATATTGTATTGTTTTGTTTCACTTTTTAAAATAAGTGAAACAAGTTTTATATATATGTAGAACCCCTTATTTTAACACTATTTTAACAATAAAACAACCCTAAACCTTTTTCAAGCCTTTTCAGTCTCTCAAAAACACTCTTCAAACATTTTTTTTATAAGAAAAATAATCTTATTACATTTAGCTGACTATCAATAACTTACAAATAAAACAAGCTCCATTATACATTATATAATATAATAAAAGCACTTTTTCAAAAAAAATTCTCATTCACTGTTGTAACCGTCCAAAAACCACTTCAATATTGGGGTGTAAGATTTGAACAACGGATAACACCGATAACAACTCTTACACTTCTTACAAGCGTGTAAGATTTTAGATAATTTATTTATCCGTTTGAAAGCGTTTCAATAAATACCGCTTTTGTGTTATGCACAAAAATTCGGCTTAACTATGTTAGGCAATAGGTACGGAATGTAAGTAGATAGAGTATGTGAGAGGTACAAGGCACAATAAGGTTGTAGTGCAAGTCATGGGATTGATATGCCTGTGCGTGGGCAAAGTACGCCCACAGGTTCCCGCTATTGGGACCGTTATTCAACGCAAAAATACATGGAATGTTCAAAATACATTGCGCAAGTACGTGTAAGGCAGCACAAGCGAAGCGCACTGATGTAACCACTGGGTTGGCGTGTCTGTGTTAGGTGCAGGAGCACAAGTTGCACCCGTTGTAATGAATTGACAATTCAAAAAACACTTTATAGGGTAAGTCCGTACTAAAAGCGGCGCTGGGGACTGCAATGCGTTCCCGTACCCACAATTCAATCAATTTATTCATTTTAAAGCAGTTGTAACCGCTCACGTGTGGGGTTACTATATCGTTATGTCAACTCAAGTAACAATTACAAAAGCACAAGAGAACAAGGGCGCACGTGGTATTCTTGACCTTACGTCACAGTTATCACAAGTCTTGAAACAATTTGACGGGCTGTACACAAAACAGTTGCCCGACTGCAATGGGCTTACTGTGGAGTCTTGGATGAATGCGCATGGGGTGAAACGCTTTGAGAAAAACAACAAGAAGAAAGGCTATACTCCGGCGTTGCTTATGGACGGTTGGCACGAAGGCATGAAAAATGTCGAGGACAAGGGAACACGTGCCTTCGTATTCAGGAACGTGCCTGCAAAGTATCAACCATGCGCTGAGGATGTGGAGCGTATGGGCTTGCGTGATATGGAAACTTTCTTCCGGGTGTTCACGAAAGAAGAAGCTGAAAAGGTGGACGGCAAGCCAATCAGCCGTTATATGCTTACTCCGATAGCGGACAACAAATGGAGCGTTGCGACTATCCTCAAAGGTCTGAAACAGAAAAGCAACTTTGAAAAGGAAAACGAAAAGAGTGTGCTTAGTGACTTAGATTGGGAGAGCTTGGAACACGTGTATATTGTGCGCTTTGACAAAGATACAAACGGGAATGTAGTGCGCAAGGTTATCGAAATCAAAAAAGACCTGGTGCAATTCTGAGAAAGGGTTCGGGTGAACATGGCGGCATTGTGGAAGTTCGAGCCTTCCCCACTCACTAAGTATTAATTCTAAAAATCAAAGCAAAATGAAAGCGATTATTTTCTCCATAATGGTTTTTACTGTATCATTTTTCTCTGGCTGCAATAATAACATACCTGAGCCAGATGCAAGTTGGAAGGCATATTGTGCAACATACAATGTGAATGCAAATGCACCCACAGAAGAGCAAGAAAACTTCTTTCTGGACTGTTGGTGTGGCTCTGTGGAAGAGGAAGAGGCTTTGAGTAATAAATAAAGATGTTTTTATGCCCAAAGCACCGGGCTTAAATTGGTGTCCTCGTGAATGAATACTTGTTCCACTATCGGGGTATGTGGTACCCGTGAACCGGATGACGGGGTTATAATATCTGATGGAGCAACGTCAAAAATCGGTGGCGTTGTTAATACCAACCGTTATTTCTGGCGCAACATTCGTGGCGATGCGCAAGCCATAGGTGTGCAAAGGGTTCGAGCCCCTTTAGCGTCAACTAATTAAAACATATTAAAATGAGAGCAAAAATCATCAAAGGAATCTCCATGCCTAAATCGGAGCTAAACGCTTATAGCGTGGGAATTATGCGTTTGAATGAGGCGCATATTGCGAACAAAGATTTCAATCGTGATGACATTGAATTTATCGGACGGTGCAGTATAAATCGTCGTGAAGTTACCATCGGAAAGATTGGTAATTTCTGGTGCATTCGTGGCAGAAGTTTAGACGTGGAAGTCAAAGTGCAAATGCAATACGGGAGAGATACCCGATTCAAAGCGTACTATATTGTAAGGGGAAAGCGTGTGACTATCTTACATCCTGACAACAATAAAAACATGTCCGAATTTGAATGTCGTGACACTTCCAAGCCTGTCTATATGATGAGCGCAGAAGAGATTTTCTATGCAGCCAAAGGAAAAAGACCTTCTCGTAAATGTGGAGCCAAAATGAGTTTTTCAACAAAGTTGGCGAATGGCGCAAGAATGGAGAAAAGATAACCATAAAATCAGAGGCAATGACAAATTCCCATATACTGAGTGATTTGTGTTTGCAACTAACACAAGTCAACAAAGAAATTCACTCACTTAAATGTATGCCCCAGACTCCTAAAATCATGGAGAAAGTGATGGAATTGAGCGAACTTCGTGATAACATCAAAATGAGTATTATCGACCTAAGAGGCGCAATCGCTTGTGGTGCTGATAATCCAAATCCACTTGCCGGCTGGTGTTAAACCAAAAAACAGAGATAACAACAATTTAAATCCAATAAAAATGAAACGAATTATTTTGGCTCTCGCCCTATTTGTCGGGAGCATGACGGCGTATGCCCAATCAGAAGTGAAAAACGATACTATTGCTGTCGTAAATTCTCAAATCAAGAAGGTGGTACAAGATGAAACTGTCAATGCCAAAGGCAAGAAAGTGGTCAAGTATTATATCTTGTACAATGGAACACTGGTGCCAACATCAAAAAGCGTTGTTGAAGCATACAATCTGTGCCTGAAACACAATGTCGAATGTGCTTTGGCAATGGTAATAAACAAAAGAACGAACAAAAAAAGAATCATTCTGAACTAATTATAAAAATAAGAGAATATGGCAAACAAGAATGGATTGGCGTTGGCAACAATTGCCATCGCCATGGTTGCATGGCAGCCTATTAATGCCGAAGTGATTACGGATATAGCCGGACAATGCGGTATTGACGAGAACTCTGTGATGAACATTGCCGCCGAAGTGATAGCGGCAAAGGATATAGCGGAAGAGGATATGAAAATTCATTAAAACGCCTGTAAGGAGCAGGAACAATATTATGGCAAATTATGCAGGAATGACAACAAATGAGTTGGAAAAGTTACGTGATGAATATTTGGATGAAATAGGTTCCGGAGTGAATGAATATCGAGTAAGGGACTTATCCGATGAGATTGACCTAATTGAGGACGAGCTTGATTCACGTGATCCGCTGGCAGACGAATAATGGTCTGCAATATTTTCAAGTCTGACGGCTGATGCCTCTCTTGGTGTCAGCCGTTTTCATATTCAAAATCAAAAATTCAAAAATATGGCAACAAACATTGAAGTGAAGTGTAACTTCACAAGCGTATTCGCAAAATATGATACTGTTGATGAGTTGAAAGCTGTCGCAAATAACATCTGCGGTCAGGTTAAAGAGGCTTTTGACACCAGAGTAGCAGAAATCAAATCAGGTAATACCGGAGTAGTCGTAGAGGTCGAAGTATCTTCTGACGAGACTCAAAAACCGGAACCGAAATCAAAATCCAAGAACAACAAGACTGCCGGAGCCAAAGAAATGGCTGAAAAGTTCAAAAAGCAAGAGAAGCAACAAAAATCAGAGGCACAAAAAGAAACCAAAGAAAGTAAAGACAATGACACCTTGATAGCTATCACGGACACAAAAGCAATCAAGAAACTTGGGTTGACATTTGAAAAATACAATGACAAGTGTTGGGTATTGCGTGGAGAGACAAAGCCTTTGCGCAAAATTCTCAAAGAACAATTTAAAGGAGTTTATAATAGCCGCTTGAATGGTGGCGAGGGCTGGGTGTTCCGTACAGCCAGCGCACAAGAATGTGCTAACGCACTTGGTTTAAACGTAAAAGTAGCATAAAATGAAAACAAGAATTAAGGTCAGACGTGCGACAAGGATACTTTCGTGCTCAGGCAACAAGATAACAAGATATTCAAAATGAAATCATTGATAATATATTTGACCGGGACGGTATTGCTATCCCCGTGTATATTTATATGTTCTAATAGTATTGTTGGTGTGGTTTTAGGTATGTCTTGGGGAGTGCTAATGTGGCATTCCCCTAAATTTTCACCAACAATCAGGAAATTTTGGCTGGAATTTTATAAAGTGCATTTTAAGTTGCTTTATTTCTTGTAATGAGACCTGTTAACTAAAATTATACGGTCACTTTTTCCACCAGACGCTATTTTCTTCTATTCCTAACAAACAACAATAAAATCAATTTAACATGAATAATTCAATTATAAAACAGATGAGTGACATCGTAGCAGAAGTTATGACCAGTTTTCAATCTGACTTTGAGCAATACGATAAGCAATATATTGAAAAAGCAGAAGCGTGTCAATTTCCGATGATATGGATGGTCGGCACCTCCCATACTTACTTGCTGAAGTTAGGCGAATATAAAGACTGTTTTTTTAACAATGAATCTGTCCGGCTTAATTATGTACAAGGAGACAATGGATTTGATGCCTATTTGAACATGTACCCAAATGACCATATTTTTATTATAGAGAAAGACAAAATTTCCGAAGTATCACTGGATCAGGCAAAAGAAGCGGTTCGTGATTATGTGATTCCTGCTGTTAAAGAATGGGAAAAACATTATGAAACCTTACCTAAAAGATGTAAGGTAAAAGTAAAGCTGAACAATATTTCGATTAGCAAGCTAAAACAATTGATTCGTGATTGTGAAGTACATAATGACACTTCTTTGGTTGATGCTTTAAGAGGATTCCACCGTTATAGACAGATGTCTTCAGACCATTATATTCAAGTAAGCTATAATCCGGGCTATAATGAGTTTGGGTTTTGTGAATATATCAATGGAAAATCCGGTTTGGTTGGGGGCATTGTCTTTCATGGATGGAAAGAAACCGGCTATCAAGAAAATTATGCAGTTCAATTAACACCCAACTACGGTTGGTCTAAACACACTTAAAACATTCATTATGGAAAACAGATTGATAAAAGCAAAAGAAATAGGCAATTATCGCATCAAGATATATTACGATATAGATGCTATGTGTCCTTGTACAGATTGGGATATGACAGCGTGTTTCCTGTGGGAATATGGAAGTATAACACGCTTATCCGACGCGTGTAATTGGAAGGAGGTCTTTGGAAAATACGGCGATAAAAATCATTCACTTGTAGATGCACTTCATCGGCTTATTGGCGATCATGTAAAATGGAAAGACCTACTGAATTATTTCAAAAAGGGCAAACTGGACGGCTATCGCATGCGATATGACAGAAGTGCGAACATGTGGTATCTGGAATGGCATGACAATTCACGATACGCTAAGAATAAAGATTACCAAGAAATCCTCAGCGTATCGCCTTCAGATCTTTCGTATGATTGCACGAACGATTTTGTTGAGAGTTTAGAGTGTAACGAATTGGTTCAAATTCTTTCCGACTTGGGAAAAGACATATTTGTCAAAGAATGGTCCACCACAGGATATAGTCAGGGGGACCATATTGAAGGTGTGGCTTTCTGCACAAAGGAACGATACGCAGAAATGGTTAGCACTGATACTACCGATTGGAAAACAAAAATTAACGTATTGATTGATGGAGAAGTTGAATGTATCGGTATGTGGATGTGGGGGGATGTGAAAGGTTTTGTCCTGGAAAAGAAAGTGTCATACACTAAGAAATACCATGATATAGAACGTGAAGATGAAGAAGGTTTTGATTGGGAAGAAGTTGATTCGTGTTGGGGGTATTACATGGAGGCAGATGAGCTGATAGAGGAAGTAATATCTGAGCATCGACTTAAAGAAGCGGCGTAAACATATAAAAATTTCAATTATGGATATTGTAGCAATGTTAGAAAAATACTCCTTGACTTTAAGGAGATTGCCGGATTTCGAGACAGATACTTATTTTCTTCCGGAGAATCCAACCCAGATGGAGTTAGATAATTGTCGCTTATCTGTCATCAGACCTATATCTAAGGAAAAATTCGATGATATGATACGGCGTAATTTTTTAAGTGCTCATAATTCTATTTTCAAAAATGGATACCTTATTAAAAAGGTGGTGAGAATCAAAAAAGAACGTAAAAGTGGATGGATAGTGAAGATTTGTAACAATCACACATCTATTCAGCAATGGTCGAAAAAACACGACTTCTACGGAGATACAGCGGAAGATGCTGTAAAATCTGCAATTGAATATATTGACAAACAACAAAGAGAGGTAGATGCCTTGATGAAAACTCTCAAAATAACTGAAGAATCATTATGAACGAATATCTAATTTATACATTGGGAGGTTTTTGTCAAGCCCCTAATGGAGATAGTATAGACAACTGTCAGGTTCTTGGTCGTGCAAAAGGTAAAGACGAGGTTGAAGCGATTGAGAATTTGCTCCTGGAAAATCCGTGGATTATTGATTCCGGATATGAACGAAAGGACTTTATGATAGTGCAAATTCTTAATACAAATCCCGAATGTATATTCTATAAAGCCCTTCCTCATATCGAACATCAATTATTATCCATGTGTGATACCAAAGAAGAGAGCCTGAGTGAAATTAAACGATACATGGAGCATTTCCCTCATGAGCCAGATTTCAATATCGTTCAGTACGGAAATCTTTTGGTGTATTACGATCAATTGCGTGAATTTTATCATGATTGTGGTTGTGAATCCATGAAAGACAAAAATGATGACGAGGTATGGGAAACATATAAAAAGAATGTAGGATATGTAGCTAATCAATTAATCAAGAAAATGCAATGACAAATGAACAGAAAATAGTAAACGCTTGCAATTTGGATGGAAGTCCGCTTGCAAGCGTTTATGTTATAGAAGCATTAAGAGTGGGCCTTCAATACTATCTGACTGGCTTTTCTGATGAGGAAATCTCTAAAGGTTGGGGATTTATAGATTCTCCATCCGGTGTAAGGGCTAAAATGCAACGAATATTGGATGAAATAAATAAAAAGGAATGATGGCATGAAATATTATGTAGAAGACAGTCTCAGTAACTTCAAGTTTTGGAGTGGAGCAGTAGATAGAGCAAAATTGCTTACTGTGGAACAATTGGACACAATAGAACAAATACTGATAGATATTGAGCCAGAGGACGGTTGGTCTGATACAGCAATAAATGATTTATTTTGGCATGACTTTGATACGGTATGTGGATGGCTGTCATATAAAGACGAACAACATTTAGAGAAAGGGGTATCGAATGATGATGTTCAACAGGCTAATGATTGGGCAGAAGATTTGTCAGGCGACTACGACAATCTATTCCTCGTAGCTGGTTTGAATAAGGATAAATACATATACCATGATGAGGATGGAGACGAAGATATAGATTGTTACGCTGCCACTAATGATTTTATGGAGTGGTGGAACAATATGGATGACTTTGCAAAGATGGAAGTGTATGATAAACATCAATAAGTGTTATGGTAGTAATTTCGGGTTCGATTCCCGGAACACTACAAATGGATTGGTCATAATTGTTGTTCAGTGCGCAATTTGGTTCCTATGCCAAGTTGCGCATTTCCTTTTTAGCAACTAATGAAAGTTAAAAGCTCAAAATATAGAACTATGGACGCAATTTGAAAACTATTCAATAACAAAAAAACAAGAAAATGAAGATTAATTATGGCAAGTAAATTTGAGAATAACAAAAATGAAAGATTATATCGAATAATTATTGATGTTCAGTTTGGAGAAATGCAAACCGAATGCGATAAATTATATGATGGTACAGGGTATGGCACTGTTTTTACCGATGCAAATGGAGAAGCTGTAATTGATTATTTGAAAGACTGGGACAGTGATGAGTGGTCAGAAGACGACATTCGTGATGAAGAACCACGATGGATAAATAATGGAACAGACTCCATTCATCAGAAAGATGGTTATACACTAATTTACAACTCCACTCTTGGAGGTGTGTATATGTTGTACCGAGAGGCAAATGAGCATGAAATTCAATGGTACAAAGAGCAATCAATATGATAATAACACATATACAAAAATGCGTATGCGGTGCAATTACAATCGTATATGATAACGGGGCATCCAATAGTATGTATCAAGAAACATTTGATAGATTAAAATTGGATATATCGCAAGCTCATACAATCCCAGATTCATTTTGTTGCGACCATTGCGTAAATAATTGGGGGATTGACTTATGTGAATGTGGCTCCGGAGAGAAAGTCGGAGAATGTGGATGTGGTTCAAATAAAGCACATGATGAACTGGGCGTGAAATTTGACTCGCTCGGAGTAATAGTAAAAAACTTCTCATAATTATATATATGGATAAATCAATCAAACAAATTGAACAAGAGCTTGTCCTGCTTGAACAAAAGAAGAGTGAAATGGAAAACACATTGGTGGAAGCTATTTCTTCCGCCATGTTGAAAGTAGCCAAAAATAAACCGATGCAGCGGATAAGCAAACACTGCTTTGTTATCCGTTTCTCGGATATGATAAGCAATCCTTGGAATCCTGAGTTTTATGACTGGGAGAAATCTATCACGATTATCTTGAAATTCCTAAAATCTAAACCAGCAAGAGAATGGGTTGGTGCATTGAATGCAAAATTAGAAAGCACATCAAAAAACCAACCTATTGTTTTTGAATATCGCCGGCAAAGTTTTGGTGTAATGTATTCAGAAAAAATACCAGTATCCAGGATTTTTATAGAGCAGATTATTAACGAATTAAACAAATAGCAACCATGAAGACTAAAGTATATAACCGTTCAGTCACAATTCGTGATAATAACATGAATCGCTGGACTATTGAATTTGAAGTTCGTGAAATGGAGCCTTGCACAAGAAAGCGTTTTGACACTCTTGAAGAGTTTACAGAGCACTATGAGGTATCTGTATGCGGAGAAGGTGGTTCGAGTTGTGGTCAATGCTATAACAGCATAATTCCAAGAACACCAGCGCAAAAAGAATTGCTTGATTTCTGGAACAAATATCACTTATGTGGTATGGGCAGTGGTACCAAAGACCAAGAAACATATCTTCATGGAGAGCAATACAAACAGGATTTTGAAGGGTTTGTCAAACTATTTTCCGGGTATGATGAGCACTTCCGCAGACAATTTGATAGCACTTCATTTGATATCATGTGTAAGTTTTATCAAGTGTCACCTGAGTATATGCCGACATTGAGAAATTTGATTAATAAACGCATGAACGGCAATCCAATACTCTATATTCTCGGATTAACTTCTAAAAGATTAAATAATAACGAAAATGATTTATATGTTAAGGATTTGTTCTTGGCTATTAGAGGCTTGTATATCAGTCATGGATATGAATATGGTTCAGGCTGGTTGTATTTGCCTATACCGGAAGACATATTCAATAGAATAAATGTCTTGTGCGAAACCTTGCAAAATGAAGAAAAGGAATTGTCCGAATCACTTGCCGTTCCAGATGATTTCGACATGAAAGCAAAGGGTTTCCAAGCAACAGAAGATATAGTCAAAAAGGTAATGAAAATGCGCAAATGTGAGGAGAAAGAGGCAAAACGATTTGTCGCATTAGGTATCCATCTTGAATTGACTTTCAGTGATTTGAATGCTACATTTGAAGAATCTGGCGATTGTTTATATGCGGCAAATGGAACTGAATATTACATAGGAACAGAAGATGAACTTACCGAAATTGCCAAGGATATAGTCGATGATGATGAATATGAATATTTCTGGAGAGAATCTGTTGCTGCAAAATCAACAACATTAGGCTTGAAAGAATGGCGTGAATCCATTATTAAATATGACGGATGGTGTTCTGTAATAAACGGCTATGATGGGCGCCATTCTGAATACAACATTGCCGGAGAATATATATGTGTATCAAGAACTTAAAAACAAGGCTGTAATTATGAAAACAACAATAGAAGTAAAAAGTTTTCCCGGTTTTTACGAAACCATTTTCAGCGAAATATATATTGAAGAAGATGAACAGGAAAGTTTGCATGACCAATATCCAGATTTTGAGCATCTGTCAGATTGGGAAATAGATTCGGATAAGTATCGTGATGCGGTCGCAAAGAACTTTGCGGAAATGTACATTGATGAATTGAATGATAAACTTCAGCTAAATATCAAGCTAACATTTGAAAGCGTTGAGAGTCCTCGTGAATATAATTTCACTTCTGATAAAATTATTTGCAATATTGAAGTTGGTGACTACGATGCGTTTATTAAAAAGATTACCAACTTAATGTGTGAATCTGAATATCGTGTAAGGCTCACTAAAATTATTAAGAAAAAGCACTCTGACTCTCCTGGTTTTTGGAGTTTTATGAGTAATGACATCGAAGATTGGTTTGGTTATTTAGTAGATCCTGATAACACTAATTATTTGGAGTGTATTCTGTGGTATCTATATTGTTTGAAGGCCGATGAACCTATTGACGGAGATGGTGATTGGACTATGAAAGATTCGGTTTATGAATACATCAGATGTAATACAGATGCTACTTCTTTAGTTCCGTCAACCGATGCAGCACGTGAAGAATACGAACAATGGCAAAAGAAAGAAGAGCAGAAAGAAGCTATTCGCCAATTGCCACAAATACCGGGATTAGAATGTTAAGCAGAGAATTTCTTGAATCTAAAGTAAATGCTTGGTTGGATTATTGGAAAGAAAACAGGGCACACGCATGGGAAAGGAAATGCGATGGCGTAAGATTTATTCATCACCCAACTCAAGTGTATGAGACAGAAAGTGGAGGTATTAGGTTCATATTATGGAATCTTATAGGAAATTTTGATGGACATTATGAATGTGTTGTTAATATTGATACTTTTGAATATTCTGTAAAACAACACTCGTATTATGGTTCTTTAAACTACACAACACCACCCAATGACCATAAAGTATATAGAGCCAAAGATTTGTCTGATATGCAAAAATTGGAAATAGAAGCTTCGATTGCTTTCACAATAATAAAAAGCTGTTTACCTGAAGATTACACATTATGGCGCATAGATATTATCAACAAATCATCACAAAAATGCGTGTTTGGAAAAGTTTTCTCAGATGATCTTCTAATATCTTAAAAACAACATGTTTATGTTAGGCAATTATCCAAAAGCATTTTTCGTCACTGATGGACGAACTGGCAACGCTATACTTAAAAGAGTGATGGCCAAATATCCAGATTGGCCAAAGAATGTGAAACTTGAATTAAGTCCATGCGGATATATTGAGGCAGTAAAATATCATATTGGACAAAATGGTAAAAAATATGGGACGCCTGCCATTAACGGCGAGGATTATCCGTATGGAGCCGCTTCATTTAACAACATTGCGTATCATGGAAAACTCTATAAGTCAGAGTATATTGATGGATGTCTAAAATCTTTTATAGTATTACAATAATTAGAATAATAAAAGCATTCTCATTCTAATTTTTGATGATACTAATACTATTCCTAATAAAATAAATCAAATGACACAACAAGCAAAAAATTGCCTCGAATTATATCGTGGCGGTAGCCCGGTTACAATCAAAAAACTCCTTCAGTCACAAAAAATATCCGTTCTGAAGGGGTTGCAAAACTATTTTGCAACATCAGAACTTGACAAGTTGGCTGTATGCCTTAGTAACGGTAAATAATTAATTATTAAATTTATATAGTATGATTGAAGAAAAGTATGTAGAAAAAGCGTATAACGCATTATCACAAGAACAAAAATTAAAACTCGCTCTTTACAATGATTTTGGTGAAGAAGCAAAACAACTTTTTGACTGGTTGAATCATAATGCTAATAATCAGTTAGATAATCAACTTCCTGTAAACACAACAGAGACATTGCATTCCGATGGAATTTATTATCTTTATGTAGATGGTTCTGCTGAATTGTTTGACTTTGCAAAACAGAACAAACCGCAAAAAATGGTAAAGCGTATCGGAGTTATAATGGGAATGCGCTCAATCGCCATTAATTTGGAGGATTTACCAGAACAGCCATTAACCAACACACAGGACGATGGTAATTATGACGGCTATATTGACAATTATGACGATGCGGTTGCTGATTGGAATGGCAAATCAAATACCGAACATATCAAACAGGTAGGCACTGATATAGAACTGAAAGATGATGAATGGATTCCTTCTGTTGCTGAATTGTATCTTATTTATCTCAATAAACGCTCCATCAATGCCGCCATCGAATTTAGCGGCGGAAGCCGCATAAAAGATGGCTGGTACTGGAGTTCCACTGAGGGCTCGGCGACGTACGCTTGGCACTTGAACCTGTACGACGGCTACCTCTACACCTGGGACGCTAAGGTGTCGAACAGCAGCTATGTGCGTGCCGTGGCAGCATTTCATTAACCCTTACCCCCTTTATCTCTTCAACCCTTAGAGCGAAGCGACTGCGAACGAAGTGAGCTAAGAGATAAAGGGGGCGTTAATTAATTGAACAATGGACATAGAATGGGATAAAATAAGAAAAATTATTGAAAACAAAGACAGTATCGCTATAGCAGAAGCAAAAATAAAAGTGCTTGCTCTTATGGGGAAACAAGCTGATTCATTGATGAAAAATGGCGGTTCTTTACAAGGAATCATTGCGAGCACGTTTCAGCATAATGAATCGCAACTGAATAAAAATAAATCAGACCTAATTCTCAAATTTAAACAGGAACTTTTACATTCTTTTATGCAGAAACATAGAATGTCAATATATCGTGATTTCTCCATCATAAAGGGCGGTGATGCTATCATAATCAAACATAAGAGACAAATTTTTGCTTATGATGTAGTCAATGTTGCATACCCAAATGTATCAATTCGTTTAGCCAAATTTATCAAAGGTGATACGCCAACAAATATTGAAACCATCAAAATATCCAAACAGAATTTTATGTTTGGAATCGGGTTGAATCAAGACTCTCTAAAATTTAATCACAAATCATTTTTCTTCTTTCTATAACAAAAATATAAAACTATAATATTATGGATTTGAATTTCACATCGTTTGAAACGGCAATCAAGACTTTTCTTGACAATCTCGCAAAAGAAGATGAGATGTTTGCAAAGAGCTATGCAAAGCCAAACAAGTCAATATCCGAGTGCTGCAAATATATATTCCAGCAAGTAGAGAAAAATCGAAAGAATAATGAACGATGCGTGGCTTGTGCTGATGAGGAAGTTTATGGTCTCGCTATCCACTATTATGATGAGGATGATATTGTTGTCAATGGACCAAAGAATAAAGTAGAGGATATACAACACGCTTCCGTTCCTGAAAAAACAATTGCAAAACCAAAGGAAACAAAACCCAGAAAGTCAAAATTCACAAAAACAGATCCTGATTTGCCTGATGTGCTGGAAATTCCGCTTTTCTAACAAATACAAATAAAGTCTAAAATGAAGCCAAGGAACAAACTGCAAAGAATGGTAGTGGAAAACTTAAAGAAACTGCCTCCACTTAGTGATTATCAGAAAAAGCAAGTTGAAAAACATGTCGTCCCTCATATTGCAAAACTCAATTCAAAAGGAGAATATACCTGCATGGATTGTGGTAATTCATGGAAAGGTAATAAAAACAATGCCGATATCATTACTTGTCCGCATTGCTCCGCAAAACTGACAGTTGAAAAAGACCGGAAGCGCAAGATTGTTTACAAAGATTATTTCGCGACAGTTACAAGACGCGGAGGTTTCCAAGTAATAAGAATGTACTTTATGTCTGCAACCTTGCGTAAGGGAAAAAAAGTGACTTGGTGGGCCAGTGAAGCGTTTCATCGTTGGATTACTTCTGATGGTAGAGAAGTTATTGTCAGTCGAAAAAGAAATTGGTTATGCCATTATGTGGATTCTTGGGATTGGTCCAGTGATTTAGAAGTTCGCCCAGAACATTATGCCCATTCAGTCTGTCCGAGTAAAATTATCGGACGTATATATGCCATTCCTGAATTAGTTAGGAATGGATTTAATGGCGATTTTCACTATTACAATCCATCTAATGTTGTAAAAAGCTTACTAACAAACAACAGAATAGAAACATTATGGAAAGCTGGTCAGTTTCAGCTTGCAGGATATTTTATGAGTTCACCCTATTATCTTGATAGATATTGGCCATCCATTAAGATAGCAATACGAAACAATTATATGGTTGAAGATGCGTCCATGTGGTGTGATTTGTTAGGTTCATTAAGTTATATGGAAAAAGATATTAGAAATCCAAAATTCATTTGTCCTGACAATCTAAATAAGGCGCATGACTATTGGCAACAAAAAAGACAAGCCAAAGAAGAAAGAGTGCGCAGACAACAACAGAGACAACGTGAAATGGATGGCGAGAACAAGTATTTGTCCAACACTAAGCAAGTATTAAAGGATGAACAAAAATATCAAAAAGCAAAATCCAGATACTTTGATTTAGAGTTTAAGGATCAAGAAATAACTGTTAAACCTCTTACCAGTATAAAAGAATTTATTGATGAATGGCATACAATGCACCATTGTGTATTTGTAAACAAGTATTACCAAAAGGAACATTCATTGATATTGCACGCCATTGTCAATGGTGTGTCTATTGCAACTATCGAAATGGATATTAAAAATCTGGAGATTCTTCAATGTCGTGGCGTTCATAATTCTGTACCACCATTTAAAGATCGTATAATTACATTGATAGAATCCAACAAACATAAAATCGCTCAAAAACGGACATCTTAAACATTAAAAATTATGACAGAGAATTCACGAATCGCTATGGCAGCGATAAACAAATGGGTATATTTCAGTCTGAACTATGACGTTGTTCCATATACCAATAAGAATAATAATAACGAAATAGTTTATGTTCCAGAATTTATACCGGCAATCAAATGGATGTGCCCTATCTGCCACATGGTCAATAAATGGCAGTTGGCTACACAATCAAAAGATCCACATACATATCTCATCAAATTCTATACAGAACTTGATATCCAAAACCGCAGGTTATTACTCGAATGGGTATTGAATTATTACAATGACGAAATTAAACTATGTGATTGATATGGAAGATAAGATATTGAAGATGTTTTTCAATACCGACCGCTGGGTTTATGCAATTGAGAAAGGTGTGGATAAAAGTATTAATAAAGCCCATCTCTATCAACTTACAAAACCAGAAGTCCGGGTTGAAATGTGCAAGGCGATCAAACAAGGCAAATATGAGATTGCCCCTCCGCATACGGCTAAAATACCAAAAGATAATGGTGATTTTCGTACAGTGTATATCAATGAACCTATTGATAGAGTGTTTCTTAGTATAGCTAATGACTTGTTATTTGAACTGATGCCGGAAATGATTCATCCAAGTTGTTTATCATACCAGAAAGGCATTGGTTGTGGTAAAATAGTCAAGGACATATCTTGTAAAATTTGCAAAACCAAAGGCGAAGTGATTGGATGGAAATCAGATTTTAGTAAATATTTTGACTCCGTTCCGCTTCGATTTATTGACGAAGCATTTGACTCTGTAGAAGATAAATGGGGACATTCCGCAATTATAGATGTTCTACGCAAATATTATCACTCAGATTGGTATTTTGATACTGATGGCAAACTGCAAAATTCTTATCAGTCGCTAAAACAAGGATGTTCAGTAGCTTCTTGGCTCGCAAATGTAGTAATGTTCAACCTTGATAAGCGTTTAAGCACATTAAACGGAATGTATGTTCGATATTCAGATGATGCACTATTTGTTGGTCCTGATTATCAACTGGCAATGGAAATTATGGAGGAAGAAGTAATGAAGCATGACATGAAACTTAATCCTAAAAAGATAGAATTTCTTGCCCATACACGTTGGTTCAAATTTCTTGGATATTCCATTAAAGGAGCTGACATATCATTAAGTTCGACACGAATTAAAACTTTTCAAAAAGAAATTGAGGCACGAACGATTAGACTTAGAGATATATCATTGGCCAAAGCGATAAATGGCGTAAATCGTTATTTATATGGTGGCAATGGAGAATATAGCTGGGCTACACAAATTCTTCCAGTTGTTAATGTCCAAAAAGACATTCAAACTTTGAATATGTTTATAATGGATTGCCTAAGAGCTGTTGCTACCGGCAAACATAAAATTGGTGGGCTTGGATATGTAGCTACTCAGTCTAATGGTTGCGTACAACGTGGCATAGGCAAAAATGTAAAAGCTAATCGGTTAAAAACAGAAAGAATAATACCTGGTTACTTTACTATTGGGTGTATGCAAAATGCAATGAGAGTAAGTAAATCGGCTTACAAAACGCTTGTTGCCAGTCTTTAATAAACCAAGTATGCTGGTGTATGATGAATGAGCTAATATTTAAGAATCCGCAGCAGCAAGCTGAATCGCACAATCCCCGTGTTATCACACGGAAATTGCACTCATAGGCGGCTTCTATCAAACGATTAAAGAGACATACTAATAGTTTGACATCATACAATTTAAATTATACAATATGGACAGTTCTTAATCAATTAAAGTTGGGTGTGCAACTATTGATAGCGCAATAACATATTTTAATAAACGATCAACATATATTCAGGACATAGACTATCGTCATGTGTCCACGAATAACAGATCATTTTATATCAAAATAGTAAAGAAACACACAATGTTGTTTGGCTATTCATTAATAACAAACCGAGTATGCGGCTTTATCTGAAGGGTCTTGCGTTTAATCATCCAGTATAAATAGTCAAGGACCGGTTGCAGTCATCTCATATCTGAGATGACTTACACTGGTCCATTTGACTCCAATACTGGAACATATCGACATGATTAAAGAAACATACCAAAAGACATGACAGATAATAACACTAAAATGCGTTAGACATGGTTCAAGAAAACAAAATTCAATAGTCCAGATTTAACAAGCATATACGACGCCGGCTTTAAGCCCTGTCTGGCCCAATCCGGCGTCGTATTATACTTCTATCTGGAATATATCATATTAATAAAGAGACGCATCATTGTTTTGAGAACCATTATTCAGTACAGAATATGTAATCAAGTTCAGCAAATTTATATGAGCTTCTACCAACTCAGGATCCAGAAAGACACCTCAGCCAGGTTCACCACCATGGCTGAAGCTGAATTTCTGTCTCCTGACCGCTAAAGCTCTTAAATCAAGAAATTAAAGGGATGTACCAAGCTGATGAGATTCAATTAATATAGTATCAACAATGCACAACATTTACGAAGAAACAATTAAGAAAGTGGAGCAAGGCTCCAGATTTTCTGTCAATTTTCAGCAAAGAAGTTTAAAAATTGACGGGAAATATGTCATTAAAAATGGCAAATATGAAGGTGAATGTGATATAGAACAAGATGGATATTCGCTGGAAATTATCACTCAATTATTTGTACGATACCATCACAGTGTGCCTTCTGAAAGAAGCGTCAGTAAACGTAAAAACTATTTTACAGCGTTGCCAGAGCAAAAACTATCTGATGAAGATATGCTTTATGGAGAGGCACGTGAAGTTGCCCAAATTAAACTTGAACTTTATGTCTTGTTAGCAATTATGACCGGCACTTTAAAATGGGATGATTTTGCTAAGGATAAATGGTTTTGGCAATCACCTTACCATAAAGACCTTATCATGCTAAAAGATTGGGTTGAACCAAAGAAAGAAAATTAATAATAACTTAAAAGATATCAACTATGCCAAGAATTAAAACAAACCGCCCTGTATGTGGCACAGAAATGTCAATCGCAGAAAAAGGAAATAAAACATCAAAGAACAATAAGCGTCCTATCAAAGAGGTTGTTGTAAAATGTAAGACGGCTGATGATAAGATTGCCGCTCTCCGAAATATCGGAATAGATGTATCAAATCTATTTTCAATTAAAAGTTCAAATGGTGATGAAGCTGTAGGACGACTGGTTGAGGGAAGATTTATAGTCATTCCTGATAATGATCCAATTTTTGCAGATATTATTAATGGTGGAACAGTGCCTAACCGCCGGCTGTTTAGACGATGGGTGATGGCACAAGTGTTTCACATGATGACACAGACTGATTACAACACACATGGAAAAATTGGTTTTACAGAAGCTTTGAATCGTAAAGGGTACAAATATCAATGGAATATGGTTATAGAAGAATATCGTGTTCAGTCCAAGCTATTTTCCAATGACCCTGAAAATTTCACTGAACGTAACAGATGGTTTAATAAGGAGGTAGCTATAGAAATGGCTCAACATTATATTGGCCAACTCAAAGAAATGCTTAAAAAGACGCGTATTAGAAAATGTAAAGGCGTTCCCTACGTCCGTCTCAAGAGACGTGATGTATTTGTAGAAGATTTGCAAGTTAAAGTTTATGCACCATTAGAAAAAGCGTTAAATCATATACAAAAAGCGCATTCAGCATCCATGTTATACAATGCTGTTGACAAATTCTACAATGAGGTTAAAAAAACATATATTTCCAATGACTTTCCGCAATCTAAAAAGTTTAAAGATGCTTATAAAGGTGCCGGAGCCTTCTTTACTATGAAGAATCTTATTCTGTTTCATGGATGTAAATTTCCTAAGATGAACAAAACGGCATCTTTACTATATCTTCAAAATATAATTGCCCCTATTGATTTTGAAGGATATAAACTATTTGGGATATTAAAAGATTTCTTGAATTACAACAAGATTGACATTGAGCGTAAACAAGCTGAATGGCGTAAGTAAAATAAATCACAAATTAAATCCCGAATTGGTCATTAAAACGGCTTACACCAGATGACCTATTCGGGATAAATATTCTCCAATAAACAACTTGATAAAGACAATTTGAATATGAAAACTCTCGAAGACATTTTGACTGATTATTGCGGTTGCTTTGGTCCGGCATTAAATGACAAGGACGAAAAATTCACAACTTCTGGTACGGAAGCCTATGAATATCTAAAAGGATTCATTTCATCCTTGGGTGAATTGAATGTTTTACAATCTGACGAAGTGATTCAAAAACTGGATAGGATTGCAAGAAAATATGTCCCAAACAAACTTTCAGATGCGGAAAAAAACGATGCAGCTAAAATCTTAAAATTGACAAGGGGAAAGAAAATGCACATTTATGAGTCATGGAATGGAAGCTCTATGACTATCATAGTGGAAAATGTAGAAATATTCACAAAATCCGTTCTTTTTTCTGGAACAAATAGCTATTGGGGAGGAAAATCTGGTATTTATGTCGATATAGAATACTTGGATGAGCTTTTGAGTAAAGGTTGTGCGACCAAACATAACACAATCGAAAGATGTGATGTAACAACTTCATGGACAATTAAATAAAACGAAATATGGCAAGACCAAAATTGAAAGCAGAAACAGAAGAACTGGACAAAAAACGTCCTGCAAACTACATACCTCAACAGGGCAATAAAGCAATTCTTACACTTGCTGACTTTACAGACGAGAACATCTTTGCTGAACTCCGAAGAAGAGGGTATAATGGAGAATTAAGATACTCTAAAGTGGTAAACGTATGAGCTATAACCAGAATATCAACAAGAAATTGCAATCCCAACTAAACAAGCTATGTAAGGATTGTGAACTTAAAAATAGAGCTGGTAAATGTCCACATTCCAATAAATCAGAATGTGATGATTATAATTTGCTTATTACCAAAACGGTATTGACACAATATCCAAGTTTGGACCTTATGAAAATTCCAGCAAGTGCCTATGCTAATGGATTGCTTGCTCATGAATATGTTGGGGAGCCTGTTCATTATTCCTGTGTCGATTATGTCAGACTTCCGGTTGATTTCTTTGTCAATGGGCTAAAAGCACATGGATATTCAGGAGAGTTAAGAAAAACAAGGGTTGTAAAGATATGAAAAATAAATCAAAAACGAAAAAAGAGAATCCACATAAATTCACATTTGAACAAATTGAAGATGAAGCTATTGGATGTAGATATTGCAATATGTTTGACTGGCAACGTAAAGACCTCTCAAAAGAGGAATTATTTGAATATGCGGAAGAAATGAGAAAAATCTTGATAAAATATTCCATTTAGCAATAAGTGCAAGGTTAAATGTTTAATATATAAACAATAAATCATGAGAATAAATTTAACGAAAGAACAACAAGAATTGTTTAACAACAATTTCAACAAAAGCGCATACGAACAAGCAAAACAAGTTATTCAAGAAGCTATATCAAAAGCAAAAACATTCGAAGAACTGTGGAACTTTTTAAATTCGTATGAACGTGATAACGGCTTTGACGATGATTACTCTATTATATATTGTGAAGTCGAACTTGACCGTAGCCACATGGCGACCAGTTCTGATTATGTCGGAGTCGATTTTAATATCTGCTGGAACGATGACACAAATAGCGGGCATATTAAAGCCGTTTCATTGCACACATCAGATACGCCTGATGGAGAGGTTGAACTTATTTGTTTTATACACCCCGATACTTGTGAAATCACTGAATGGTGTTATGACTAAGGTACGGATATATTGATGAAGGCAGTTATTACCATCAATAATAACAATGAAAAGAAAAGAAATTAATGACAAAGTTAAAGTTAATGGCTATTATGTAAACGAGTTTACTCGTGGATTTTTTGGCGAACAAGATGAAGGAAAATGGATGCTGGAACAAATGGGGTTACAGTCCGGTGTTGTCCCGTTCAGTGTAATAACTTTTTTCCAAAACAAACAAGCGTGTTGGAAAGACAAGGACAGCAATACCGCATCAATATCATTCAAATTAAAGCCCAATCAAATAGAGTGCTTTGGAAGCTATTTGAAAAAGAAAAAAACTATCCGCATTTTTCGTGAGTGGGGATGGCATGAGGACCCGGAAGTAATTGCCAGACTGGAATCAGAAGCCATTGGAGATTTGTGTATGAAATGTATTTATGAAAACTTAATCGCATAAAATTATGGAGTGGATAATATTTGCGATATGGATGATAATTGGTATTGCAATTAATATCTGTATTGCAATTGAAAAAACATCTGAAGGTAAATGGAAAGAGCGTGCAAAAAAGATTGGAATATTATTTATGTGGGTTGGCATTGCCGGACTAATCATTAGCATTTTGTATGGATTGAGTTGGGCATGGTATTATTTCTGTTGTGGTTTTCTTATATTTGAAGACCCTTCACCATGGTGGAAAATAATATGGGTACTTACATCATTGATTCCACTTGGATTGATATTAGGTCTTATTGCAATCTTTTTAGGCTGGGATCCATTTAAGAAATGATTTTCGACATTAAGATTATTGGAGGAATTAACCTTTGTTATTATAAAATGCAAGGTTAATTCCTCTATTATTTACGGTCTCATACTTAATTAAAATAGATAGTAAAAATGAACGTGACAAATGTAAGGGTCTATGACCTGAAAGAATCAGTCATCGCTTGTAGAAATGCGATGCGTTTAGTTCCACCGGAATATACTGATGAGGAGTTTGAAAAAAGTCTTGAACGGGCAAAAAAACTATGTAAAGCATCTATCGGGGAAATAAGGTGCCATGCCAATTTTAGGACCGGAATCCGTGTTAGCTTTGATATTGAGTATCCCAATTACATATCTCCTGAAATGCAAAGATATCATTGGTTCGATATTGTAACCTCATCATCAAAGATGCACAGGCTAATGCAAATGGATTTTGATAAATGTTGCAATAAGTGGGTTACTGAACAAAGTAAACGGCAGATGAAAGAACTTATCTCCGATTATAATGCCAATCAGTGTGAAGATAACTTTATGAAAGTTCTTTCCAATTGTCCGCAAGGGGTTATGCTATTTATGCGTGTATCAACCAATTATGAGCAGCTACGAACAATTTATTTGCAACGCAGGAATCACAGGCTTCCAGAATGGAGAATGTTCTGCAAATGGATAGAATCTCTTCCGTATGCCGAAGAACTTATTATTTGCAAACAGACAGAATAAATATTTTAAGCTGAAAGGTGGTTGCAAAACTTTTTATAACTTTGCATTGCCTTTCAGTAAAGTTCTAAAAAACAAAAAGTATGAATAAAAGACGAAGAAATGTACTTCATCTTGTATTGGATGATTTAGAAAGACTGAGAGACCCGGTAATAGACAAGGAGGCTGCATTAAAAATCATTCGAAATGCACAAATTAAAGTTGAGCAGTGTATGGATGAGGAAGAGGAAGCACTTGATAACAGGCCGGAATCATTTCAGTTTTCTGCCGGCAACGATTCGCTGTCAGAAAATATATCTGACCTATCTGAGGCCAATGATGAGTTTGAAACTCTTATCGACCAATGTCAGAAAGTAGATGCCTTTAATTATGAATTGGTAAGAAATGATATTATTGGAATAGTAAATACAATTAAAAGAACGATCCATAGATGAATCAAGAGCAAATTGCAGAGAAACTTAAAGCGGTATCGCAAGATAAGGTGTACAAAGGTGGTCTTTCGGCATACGCTGTCCAATCCATCAAATCCGGCAGAAGCAATTATCCGGTTTCAAATTTAATCGCATATTGTCAAGACTTGGGATTGAAATTTGTGATGACTGACTTGGCTACCGAAGATTGTTTTTACCCGATGTCAGTGCTTGATGTGCATAAGGTGTTGGATTTATTAATGAATCGTTATGAAGTAGATAACAAACTAATTTATCGAAAGACAGCGGTTCATTATACGGCTCCAAAATCATTGGTTGAAGAAGAACTTGAAAAAATCAAGTCCACATCTGGAGCTAACAAATATGTGGCTCCACTTTCTATCAAGACCCTTCTTGCCGTTTGCGAAGTTATCCATTGCGATTTGTCTTTTATTAATTGATGAGAGCAGTGTCATAATAACAATCCATTATGGCAACAAAAAAAGAATTATTGGAAAAATCCCAAAAAGCAATTGGTGATTATTTCAGCCTTTCCAAATACTTATTTGGAGATAATGCACCTGTCGATGTCAACGAAATTCCCAAAGAAAGTCCATTTTATGAAGCGGCCCGTTCATTATCAGATGAGATGGGACTTGACTGGGATAAGATGTCTCATGAGAATAGCAACCGCGTAATGCTAAACCTTTTGTCAGACTACTTCTATAATATTGATGTTGACGAAAAATATAAGCCGGTTCTGACTATTTCATTCCAAAAGATAGAATAGCATGGGAGTTTCTGATTCTGTTCAATTCAACTTACGTCCAAAGGATTTGGAAAAAGCAAGTGAATTATTAGGCATTGAGTTGGCTATATTAGAACGATTTAATTCACAACGCCTGCTTAATGTAACTTATATTCGCAGTCTCCTTATCCGTGCAGACTATGAAAGGTTGACAAGCGGACTACATTGGTTGGAGCATCAAGATAAGAATTACAACTTTCCTGAAGTAATGAGGGCCCTGCAACGAGAATATAATATCAGCAAGGCAAACCTTAATAAAATACTTCATGGAAGGAATGAGTCAATATTGTTTTGCAACCGTTGCGGAATACGCATTACAAAAAAATGCCATGAACGTACCAATGGTTTATGCTCCAATTGTTTTGCAGACGATTTAGAATTATAATTGATTAAAAGCAGTATATCATGGACGCAACATTTAAAATCCAACAATTATGGCAATATTTGAAAATTCAGGATGATGAAGTCCTGATAGTTCAATTTTACAATCATGCAAATGGCTATGATGAATTTTTTGTAACTGAAAATGTCAATGGAAAATTAAAGACCCATATCATAGACAGTTTACAAATGTCCAATATCAATAAGCCATTCAGATTGATTCAACAACTTGATTCATCCGGAAAACACATAATCCCGGATGTGGACCAAATAAAGCGTGATGAACGTGCCGATTATTAATTATTATCCGACCCGATTTTAAGGTTTGTTAATAAAACTTCTTTAAGGCTCTGTACTATTACATGGTGCAGGGCCTTTTTATTTATCCTGTCTTAATTGATAAAATGAATAAAATGATACAGAAAATCAAAACGAATATCAAGTTCTACAAAGGACTTAACAATATGCAAGACAGATTGTATGGCTTCGTAACTAAATCCAATGGCAGCTGGAGAGGGTGTAGGGAAGATACTGTCAAAAAGAAGATTGTATTCATTGACCCGGCCATTTCCGAAGACATTATTCCAAATGTTCTTTATAGCTGCACCTTGATTCCAATGCGTAACGAAGAAGGCTTCATCGTAAAATCTGCATCTATTATAAAATTTACCGGCACTATTTTAACGACCTGTAGGAAAAATGTATTCTTAGTTACCGTGAAGTTCGGCAACAAGGTCATTATTTATGACCCTTCCAGCAAAGAACGTAGGAAACGTGAGATAAAGGCCATCGCCGACAATCTTCGTGGACGTGTTGACCTTGAAAATGCACATGGTGTGGCTGAGGATTTTATCAATTCTGCCTGTATTGTTAAACGTCTGTATGAACAATCCCACAGCAATGTTTGAAGAAAGAATGTCAAGTGGTCAATTGTTTGAAGAATATTATGCAGACCTTCAAGATATTCAAATTCAAACTATCAACTTTGACCAGACGGATTATGTTGTAAAGTATTTGTGGAAGCGTCGTAAGAAACTACAAGTAGCAATTACTAAAGTTTTTACATCACAACGTGGAAATCTTTATCTTGGTATATTAGTTTATGTTCAGACTGGCAAGGGTCAACAAAAGAGATGGGACTGGACTTCTTTTCATATCGGACTGATGGACACATCAAAAGGAATGTGTGCTATTGCTTTTTATATTCAAAGCCAACAAGCTATTAAGTTCACGTCACATTTCTTTCACAGGTATCAAAACCGTTTCAGTAAGATTTGCGATTGGCAAATGCGTTCACAATTAGAACTTTCCAAATCATTGGTCGATGTTATTGCGATTTACATGAAACGCAATCTTTCAATGACTTGGATAGAAACACGTTCAGTATTTCGTAACAAAGTACACATTTTTGGCCCGGTCAACGATGGTGTAGCCCTGCTCCAGTGGGACAAACACAGAAAATTATTGCAAGCCAATACATTTGTCACTATGGATATGCTGGATAAAAAACAGACCGAAATGGTAAACTACGCAAGGATTTATTCTTCTCTTTCAATGGAGCAAAGAATGAAATTCAAATATCCTGATTTTATTTTAGATGATGAAAACAGTATCAATTAATAGTCTTGCAATATGATTAGTCTCAATGAAGGTATAGCCGTTGATGCCGCCCACTCGACAAAAAACCGTAAAACGGAATTTCAGGGGGTTGACCTAAAAAACGGGAAAACATTATTTTACTGTGATTTGGGCAATCAAACCATTAATATTGGTGAGTTCCTTGCAATCGTAGAGGCCGTAAAATACATCATAGAACATGATTTCCATCCAAAAGTTATTTTTTCCGATAGCACGACAGCAATCAGTTGGTTCAAAAACAAACGTACCGCTTCAGGCAAACGCAATGATAAACTGATGAAGGCTGAAATATACCTCAGAGCTATGGCATATTGGATTGATGAGATAGAAGTCGTAAAATGGGACAACAGAACATTTGGTGAAATACCGGCAGATTTTAACAGAAAATAAATCAATATTTTATGGTAGTAAATGAAATATATGAAATTCATCCTAACAATATTACTGAAACGGTAAAGGGATTTATGGAATATGAAAACAATCTGATACAAAGTGAGAGGTTACAATGTCGTGAGGGGTGGAATACCAAGGTTAAACCTCTGTGTCCACAAAACTTCAAAAAGAAAATCTATTGGCATCGTATAAGAAGCCGATGCTTCTAAGATAATCAATAATGTTTAAGCAAAAAAGCAATATGGAAAAGGACTATAAAATATGGATAGCTCGCGATGAAGCTGAATGTGATGAAGACGGTTGTTGTTCAAGAGGTGCCATCCACCTATTTTACGACACTCCGCAGCTTGTATTCAACAAAGAAAAGAGATTGTATTGCTGGGAAAATGCAAGGAAAATAGCGACCATACCATCATATATGTTTCCAGAATTGAAAGAGACATCATGTGTTGTATTTAAAGAAGATAAAAAATAGTGTAATGAAAGCAATTATAGTATATTCAGGAAAAGGTGGTGTTGGAAAAACTACCACCACTGCAAATATAGCGAGACTTCTCTCTCAGAAAGGGCATAAAGTATTTATTATAGATGCGGATATCAATACTCCATCAATGAATACGGAATTTGAGAGCGAGCATCCACAAGAAAATATTTGGATACACTCCTCGGGTTATATGTTTAACAAGTTTATTTACTTGGAAAAATCAATGGTTCGTCAATACCTTGAATTAGCCAAGAAAAAATTGCGGCAGATTAATCCTGATTTTGTTCTTATAGATACGCCCCCAAGTGTTACTAATGTTCACATTGAACTTCTTAGCCGGGTAAAAGTAAGCTATGTATTATTTGTAACCCAGCCAACAAAATTAAGTAATCAGGATGTTTTACGCACAATGGATTTCTTTCACGAAAGATGTGGAAAAGTAAAGTGTGGTATCGTGGAAAATATGTGCTATGATACGGATAAAAGAGAATACCCGATAAAACTTGTGGCACAAATCCCCATGCAGGATAAAATGAATACAGAGCACTTGCTGACTAATGCTAAATCAGAGTTTCAAAAGATTGTAGATGAAGTTGCCGCAAGTGAAAGCGTCATTCTTGAAGAATATTCCACGACTAATGGTTATGACGAGAGCTTTGATATTACCGATATGTATCTTATGAAAGCCCTCAGACATTATGTTCAACACGAACTTAAATATGATGACGGAACCGAAAAAACTCTGAATTTACCTGTTCCAAAGTTCTTATCTGTGAGAACGTGGAACAAAGTTAGAAACTATATTCAACATCACGATGAAACAGGACTTCATTTTGACGAAAGAATGAGAAAATGTGATGCTGAAAGAGTTAGCAGGTGTGTAAATCATTTTAAGAACGATGAGAACGCTTATTTTATGATTATCAATGCCCCAAACACAGAAGTTCATCTTATTACAGGAGAAATAGGATTGTGTTCTTTGCTTACAGGACAGAATGGGCACTATGAATTGCCAAGAGTCAGTTATCAAACAAGCAAAGGCAATGTTGTTCTATTCCCGGACGAAATCATGCCAGTTGATATGGATTTGCTTCAACAACAAATCAACGAAGGCTATATGATGTTGAGTGACGGGCGTTATCTCCCACCTAAAGAAACGGTGGAACAATGCTATAACGCATTTGGAGCAAGAGTCGGGCTATTCGATGATTGGGAAAAAATTTATGATGACTGGATTAGATAAATATAAAAACAATATGATTATCAATATAACACAGCATTGCACATTGTGTTGCCCGCACTGTATGCAAAATGCCGGGCCTGAACGTAATGAAATGATGAGTAAGGACACTTTCATTCAGGCTTTACGGTTTGCAAAGAACATTGGTTCAAAAGTTGTGATGATTTCTGGAGGGGAGCCGACTTCTCATCCAGACTTCTTTGACTTTCTGAAAGTACTGGTGAACAGCGATTTTGTTTCGGTCTCGGTTTTGTCTAACGGTACATTTCTCAAAGACCACACATTCACTGAAAAATTTGCTCAGGTGGTGGCAAAAAGGCGTGGTTTTTTCTTGCAAATTTCCTCGTTTAAGGGTTTATATGCGAACTATGATGAAGTACATAAACCAAACTTAAAAGCTTTGCGATTATTCGGAGATAAAGTGGCTATATGTGATAAGCCAAGTGACATTCGGATAAAACCCTTGGGGCGTGCTTGCAATGGTAAATGGCACGAAGAGGCTAAGCGCATGAATGATTTTCCTTCATGCGTTAATTCATCGCTTATTTTAGCACAAGTAAAAGTTATACAAGGAATCGGTATAGGAGCATTGTTGGAACACTACCAACGCTTCTGCCTCCCTCTTGTCAGCTGGAATGGAAGTATTCGGCTTGGCGAATCTGAACAATGCAAGGTTATCGCAAATATATCAGAGCCAATATCTCACATCAATCAAAAGTTATTCAGCTTTCGTCCGTGTGGTGGTTGTGACTCATATAAATGGCACTTACAAAATCCATCGACTGAGAAAGAGAGGCAAGTATGCAACATATTGTGGGGAAAACACACAGTTTAAAATAAGTGAATCATGAGAATTTATCAAATCGCGAACCCGTTTTTTCTATCTGACATGTTCATTTTCGGAAATATTGCCGAAATAGGATTTTGCTACATTAAAATCAATTGTCGATGTCAAATTGAAGAGATTGGTGTTGACATTGAAAAGAGAATGCACAACACACATATTGAAAAGATTATTAGTCAATCTCAAACAGCTACTGTCAAACATCGGCATTTGTTTACAAGCATTAGTGCTGAATTTTGGCATAAAGTTTTAAAAGACCAAAGAAAATCAGTCAACACAAATACCTACATAGATAATAATTCCGGCAATACCTTAATTAAACAAGAATCAAAGACAATAACAAATGATACAATTCAGCAACAGTTAGTTAAGTGGGCCAATAAATACGAAACATCAGCCTTTATTACTGACGATCCTGTGCAGTTTCCAAGAAAGTATATCGGGAAACGAGCCGAAATCAGCGGTTTTATTACCTCTTGGATCTCTTTCGGAAATCGTAAGGCAATTATCAAGGCTGCCGACTGGTTGGACAAGGACTTTTGCAATGACCCCTATTGCTGGGTAATGACGAAGCAGTACAACTTCTACCACAATAACCATAGGAATTTTTACCGCTTCCTAACCTATGATGATTTATACCAACTGGGCAACCGCCTACACAGACTGTATGAAGATTTTGAACGTATGGAAGATATGGTGGCAGCTTGGTCTGATAAAACGCCCATACAGGCTCTTTCTCTTTATTTCCACGACATCAAAGGTATTCCAGACTATGACAAGGGTTCTGCCTGTAAGCGACTCTGTATGTTCCTGCGGTGGATGGTCAGGCCAGGTAGCCCGGTTGATATGGGGATTTGGCAAAAGATTAGTCCTGACAGCCTCATTATTCCACTTGATACTCACGTGCATAAGATGGCACTGGAGCTTGGTTTAACAAACCGAAAACAAGCGGATATGAAAACAGCTGTAGAGATTACTAATGCTATGCGAGAGATATTTCCTAATGACCCAATAAAAGGTGATTTTGCCTTGTTTGGATACAGTGTTGAACATAAATAAACTATAAATATGAAAGCAAAAATGGAAGAAAATGAATGAAAACGCATGTAATAATTTTATCAAAGTTTTTCCCAAAAAATCACAGAAACGCTGGAAAACCAACTGATTTTAAGTCCTCATTTTTATCAAAAAGGAAAGTACACATTATATGTACAAACTATCCATTATGGGAAAAACGAATAAAAGAGGTCCTAAAAGGTGAAGCGATCCTCTCTATCAGACAATGGAAGGGAAGACCATACAGAAGCTCACAGGAAGAAATAACAAGGCTGACTGCGAAACACTGTGTCGGCATTCAGAAAGTATCATTTCACAGAGCAGAGTGGTATGGTGATGACAACAAGTACCATTATTGCTATAATGTTACATTGGATAACGATAAAAGAATAGACATTTATAATATTGCTTGCAATGATGGTTTAGACCCTATTGATTTTATTGAATGGTTTGACAGAGATATAGGTAAGCAGGAGTTGGATGGTGATGGTAGAGTTCATAAAGAACTTGCAGTTATTCACTGCACTAAATTCAGATATTAGATTAAAGAGAAAAGAGATTTAGTATGACAATAGAAGATTTTGTAAATATATTAATCTCACTTTCTGTTTTTGCAGAAAGTCGATTAACATATATGAAAGATAGTGGATATTTAAATGTAGATGATGTTTCTGACAAATATTATGCCGAAAAAGGAACTATAAAAAGAGTATCATTCGGAGTTGATATAAATACATTAGGAAATCGAAACAACAATAATAATGATTTTTCAATTGAAGACTTTTCTAACTTCATTGAAAATAGAAAACAAATATTATTAGATCAAATTAAAGAAAAATGAGAAAACAAGCAATGAGTTTCAAAAGCAATATATGTACAACAAAAGAGCAATCCCAAAGGCTTCTTTCATTAGGATTACAACCGAAAACTGCGGATATGTATCTGGAAAAATCATCATTACCTGAAGCTGGTGAATACTACATTCATGCTCTGACAAGGGATATAAATGCTGGCAATTGGTTCTCTGCACGTATGAATCGGGACATTATACCAGCATGGAGCCTGTCACGGTTATTAGAAATGATGCCAAACGAGATTCCAGATCCTAAACCTGGATTTAAATCTCACCATCCAGAATTGATTAAACATAGCTCAGGATATAATTTATCAATAAGAAGATATACAGCAGATTGTTTAGTTGGAACACACATAGAGGAAACACCAATAGAATGTTGTGTTTCTATGATAGATTGGCTTATTCAGAATAGGCATTTTAATAAAGAATATTTAAAAGAACAAAGCAATGGAAAAAACAAGTAGAACATACTATGCTTGGGTTGCCAGAGATAAGCGAGGTACACTTAGATTATTTGATAAAAAGCCTGTAAGATTCAAATGGTTTGGGGAATGGAGTCAATGTTTGGTGAACCTTAATCCTGATGATTTTCCTGATGTAACATGGGAGGACGGCCCTCAGAGAGTAGAACTTAAAATGAAATTAATCAATGAGTAAAACAGAAGAAATCAAAGCATTGCTCGTATCTTTACTTGAGACACTGGCAAACGCTACAGTTGATATGGAAGTAGAAGAAACAGACTGTGGCACATTGTATTATCCGGTATTAAAATACATTCCGACATTTGAATTTAGCAAGAATGACATCCGACTCATCAAAGCTATTGCTAAAGAGGAGTTGGAAGATTTCTCAACACTAACAAAGATTTAACTTATGGGCAGATTAAAACAAATAATGTTTGAGACAGCCATGATGATGAGTTTGGCTGCTTCGGGAAATAACGTGTATATGGATAAAAATCCCAGTCGTGGTATGAGATTCAATCCTAACTACAGACCTAAGACACAACATCGTGAATTACGTGAGTTTACAGTGAAAGGAAAGAAAGTGATGGCGTATTCTAAAAAAGATGCTATCACAAGATTAAAACATAGTAAATAACATTTTTAATTAATCGTAATATGAAAAAGTACATTGGAACAAAACAGATTGAAGCAGAACCTATGACTGTTAATGAATTCTATCATCTTACAAAGCAATCTCAGTATGGTGAAATGGTAGAAAATGGAGAAGGAGACCTTAACGGTTATCACGTTGTATATGAAGATGGATTTGAGGGGTGGGTACCAGAAGATGAATTTAAGAAATCATATAAAGTAGCTGATACATTCCTTGACCGTTTGCACATCGAACATTCTGATTTGATGGAAAAGTTCGAGAAGTGCGCTGTTTTTGTAGATTCTGAAAAATTCCGTGAAACAATCAAAGATGATTATCCTGCATTCTTACTTTGGTTGCAACGTAAACTTATGGAACGGTACGGAACAATCCTTAAACAGAGAATTGGCATCGCCAAAAATGAAAAGGACATTACAGTACTTCCAAGAATGTCTTTCGGTATCGCAATTGAGGCATTGAAGTTTGGTCTTGCTATTCGTAGAGAGGATTGGTATAATAAAAGGGTATGGGTAATTAAACAAGTTCCGGCCCTTATCACAGAAAAGACAATACCTGGCATGCAATCTCTTCCACAGTCTGCAAAAGACTTAATTATGAAGAGTAATGGCTATATAGATTACACGAACCAGTGTCTTATCTACAACGAAAACACCGGACGTGCCGACTCATGGGTTCCATCTATCAGTGATGTATTTGCTAAAGATTGGGAAATAGTTCTTTAAAACAGAAAACATTTGGCAAAGACGTATAGAAGTGGAAAACTATACGTCTTTGTTCACGAATTTAAATAAATAAGCAATGACAAATAAGAAAATCATATTGGATGCTTGCTGTGGAAGCCGGATGTTTTGGTTTGACAAGCATAATCCTCTAACTTTATTTGCCGATATACGAAAAGAGGAATGTGTTCTGTGTGATGGACGTAAACTTCAAATTCATCCAGACATCATATCAGATTTTACCAATATGCCATTCTCGGACAAATCATTTAAGATGGTAGTATTCGATCCCCCTCATCTTTTAAATGCCGGCAAAGAAAGTTGGTTAGCCAAAAAATATGGAAAATTGCCTGAAGATTGGCCAAGGATATTAAAGAAAGGTGTTGATGAATGTTTTCGTGTTTTAGAAGATTATGGAGTTTTGATTTTTAAATGGAACGAAGAACAGATAACAGTCAGAGAAGTTTTGAATGCTATCAAACGGCAACCGCTATTTGGCCATACAACAGGAAGACATGGAAAAACTATGTGGATGTGTTTCATAAAACTGCCTATTAATTCAAATCAAATAGAATAATCAATGAAAAACGTAATAAAAACAGCAAAGAAATCAGCCGGACTTAGCCGAAGATGCTCTATTTGTCAGTTTTTGAGAATATGCACTCCAGAAATAAGCAAAATTTGCTTTGACAGTTTTGTAGAAGGTTTCAAGAAAGGTGCTAAAGCAGCGGAAAAAGAAATGAATAAGAAATTAAAAACAGATAAATAATGAGCAAATATCAAACAGAAGCAGGAGTTGAATGTACTCCCGAAGAATGTAAATTGATTGATTCTTTGAAACGACTTGCTAAGAAGTGGAAAAGGGATGGTAAGCGGCTTTGGCTGTATTCTGCAAGTGGATCCTTAAATGTAATGATGTGTGGGAATATTAATAGTAATCCTACTCCAGAATTTTCACCGACTGGTGGTGCTAATTCTGACAATAGAATAACGGTTATCAATGAAATACCAAATGATGGTGGTGACTGGTAATAATTAATAACTAACATAAAAATGAATAGAAAGAAAAAACAAGATGACCGTAAACAGCTTTTAATACGGTATAAAATGGATGAAAAAGGGCGTATCTCTTTCATAGACCCTTGTTGCGATGAAATTCCAGTCGTTCTTTTTGGCAAAATAATGGAAGCTATATCAAATGTAGAACAAGAATGGAACCGCAAAATTGCTAATAAAATCAGTTCTCTTCCCCCTAATATCACATTAGACAAACCAATACTCAAATAGATTATGAAAACGATTAAAGATTTAACGGTAAAAGTAACATACACAGTAGGATTGAGCAACGTACAAGTATCTGATGAGGTTTACGAAGCATTATCCAATTGTTACGATAAAGGTGGAGAAGTTGACCCTGATAGTTTTAATAATGAAGAACAGACAGCTTCCGAATGGTTATCAGACCATATACATGAAGCGGATGCAATGGATTGGGAATATGACATAGAAGATTTTAATGATTTGGATTAAATGAACTTACTGGAAAATTATGTTACAGAAGTCATCGGAAAGCCTTATTACGATGATTATGGAAGTGGCAATTACAAATGGTGGATAAGGGTTAAATCTATCTGTTATGGCCATGAGAATGAATCAACATTAATGTTTGATACAGAAGAAGAAGCACTAAAAGTTACTAAAGGATATATGTATTTATCTTAAAACAATAACAATGGATGGAGTATGTAAAGAATGGAAAAAAGCGATAAGTCATTTTGGTAATAATGATGAATTATCAATGAACGATGTAACCATAAAATTATTTGAAGTTACAAATACTGATGCAAGGTGGTTTAATTTACGGCATTGTTCAAATCCTATTAGTTTCATATCACCTGGCAAATACGTCAAGCTAATCATAGCCGGCGAGTTAGTAATGTCTGATACGCCATACGAAATGAATACCAACCAAAAGTTTGTAGATAAGGCTCACGGGAATGTTCTGATAGGAGGATTGGGAATCGGGTTACTAACGAAAAACTTAATACCTAAGATAGAGAATGGTGAAATAAAACATATCTCAATATGGGAAAAGAATATCAATCTTATCAATTTGTGGAAGATGGCCGAGCAATACCTTCCAGTGCATGATAAAATATCAGTATTCAACTATGATGTATTTGATTATCAAAAAGCAAGAAGTCAATTAAAAGGTGTTTTTGATTCTGTGTACATAGATATATGGGCAAGTTTAGATGAAAACGCTTATACACAAATGAAGCACTTCAAACGTGCCTTTAAAACATTTTTAAACCCCAATAATCCGAATTCGTTTATTGAATGTTGGGGGCGTCAACAATGTATGGCTAAAGCAAGAAAGAGGTAGATATAGATTTGTGATTAGAATTGATTAAAAAAAGGAGGCTAACTGTCAAGTCACCCTCCTTTTACTTTATCCCCTTACAACAAAGGAATAAGTAGGTATTTCACTATGGAAATTACAGTTGTCAACCAAAGGATAAAGTTTATTATCCAGCTCATTACATCTTTTTCTACTGAGACGCCACTACTATTATTCGTGTCAAACTCAAAATTCACTTCATTCTTTTCTGTTTTTTTACTAAATAAAATTTTCATTGTTAAACATAATAATATTTTATTTTCAAGCTGCCTTAACAGCTTTAGTTAGCTTATCTTTTGCTGTCACTCAGGTACAGTGGACGCTAACCAATTCAAATATATCAATACACAATCAAAAAATCAACAAATAGCAAAAAATAATCTATCTCTCTTCAGTTCCACCTCACGATAATCGTTTACCTTTGAACGTATATTTCACTTGTTAAAATACATTCGCACTAAGCCCTCTTAAAAAAAGAGAGGACCACTCAGTGTAGTCCTCCAATCTTTTATTTGTCAACTTCTCTATTCTAATCGTTAGCAATAATCTCATTTTTCATAACATCTATTCGTGCGATGAAATAATTATCACCATGCTCATCAATGAATAAACGACACGCTTTTCCTATTGCTTCATCTGCTGAAACAGCATGAATACTTTTATTTACACTCAGAGATTCTGAAAATCTATCTCCTGTAACTACAACATAATAAATAATAACTAAATAATTCATTTCTATAATATCTAAAAATTGTCAGCAATATTACTGATATTGCAAAAGAACAACAAATAACTGAATTTATCAATCTAAAACTGAAAAACATATATAATACTCAAAATCTCATAGCCGCCAGCACCTTATTCCGGCTGGATGTATCACCCTGATTATTGTAGTATATTTTTTCACAATTATCTACGCTTGTGCCCATCATATTCGCCACATATATGACCGGCACACCCTTACTTATATAATGAGTAATTGCGGTATGTCTAAACGTATATGTATGTAACGGAAAAGTACACCCGAGAGCTTTGCCCACTTTTTTCAACCAGTAGTTTACCTTTCCTATAAAGTGTTTAATGTCACCATTATTAGTCCCCTGTGTCCGCAACTTTTCTTTGTTACGAATAGGGAAAATATACCCGTCCTTAGCTAAATGACGCCACCGGAGCATGATTCTATCAAGTTCTTCATTGATTGGAACAGTGCAAGGTACGATTTGTTTATCGGCTATTTTCCTTCGTTTAAATACGAAATGACTAACACCTCCAATTTTCTTAATGTCAGAATATTTAAGAGATATGGCATCACAGGCGGATTGCCCCGTATAAAGAATAAACAGGCAAAAATCCCGGTACAATTCATTTAATGGAGAACAAGAGATTTCATCAAGATTAAGCTGAGAAAACTTCTTGCATTGTTCTTCCGTAAGCGTATTACTTTTCTGAGAACTGCCCTTCGCTTTCTGCACCCAGTTACATTTTTTAAAGTCATCCGCTTTTAAGTACCCGTCCTGATCCGCTTTCGCTATCATGGCATGAAGCATCTTGGAAATATATATGCGCCCTTTGCCTTTACGCACTTTCTCAACCCATTCCAATAGGTTGTTAATGGTATTGGCTGTAAGTTCTGAGATAAGCAGTTTTGAATACTTGATTTTTTTATACTTGCAGAACTCTTTAATGCGTCTTTCCAATTTCTCATACCCTTCAAAACTTCCTTTGATTGTACCGTCCGCATGTCGTTTTTCATTCAGTCTGCCAACTATCACCTGAATGAATCCGGCAACTGTCATGGCTTCTGATGGGGCCGGAGTATCATCCATGGCAGCAATCATACCAAACACGCTTCCGGTCCAGTTGATTGCCATTTCATCATACCTTTGCCGGAATTGGACAAGCATTGCATTATTTTCATCACTAAAGGGACAGCTTGGAATAAAAAGCTGTTTTCTCTGGTTCCAGTGACGTTTTTGGATGGCACCTTTCAAGAGCTTCGTCACATTGATAAATTTGGTCTCACCACTTTGGTAGAGTCTTAATCTAAGCTGGAAACCTTTGTTTCCGAATGTCTGATAATTAATCGTGATCATAACATTGCTTTTTATCAGTTAGTAATGTGCGCCATGCTTATCACAAACAATGCACATCAAAAACTGACTTCAGCCATCACACTGCTTTTCCGACCCAAAGTGTACAGGGTTTTATCGGACTTAGAGCAGGCTAACTCTAAGATTATCAGCTATAAAAAAAGAGAATCAGTTTATCCATAGTGTACATGATAAACTGATTCTCATCACAATGCGGAGAGACTGGGATTCGAACCCAGGGAGCGGTTACCCGCTCACCGCATTTCGAGTGCGGATAATACAATTTGATTATCAATTTGTTACAACAGATACTGTAAACACATAGTAAAAACGACATTTATAGTCGTCTTTTTTGATGCAGGTCTATCATCCAGTTTGCCCATTCATCCGTCCCGTAAGCAGGAATATCGAACCACTCCTTTTCGCTCAAATGAGGCAAGAGTTGCATGATCCGCTCCAGCTCATTCCGGAACCTGAAAATATCCTCTTCCGTTAGCCTTACCGAATAATACCTCTTGCATTCCTTTAATCCGGGGAAAGCTTGAAGCAGACTCATGATCTCGGTAAAAACGGGAGACTTGCCTTTGTCTATCCTTAACGTGATTCCGGACATTCCTTTTCCCTCTTCTCTAGTTGGTATGACAGTAGAGCATTTTCCTGCTCCAAGGCATTACACCGGCTAATAGCATCTTTGAGCTGTTTCCGGAGTGAGGCTATTATTTTGTCTTTATCTTCCATGTAATTATATTTTAAACTAAAAACTATGTTCGATAAACAGATTCAAAAAATTAAAATTCGCAAAGCCGTATCTAATGCAATGCGACAAGTGAAAGAAGGCAAACAACCTCCTTTCGCAGGACTGTATCTCACAAAGAAACAGCTTGAAGAACTCAAACCATACGCAGATGAATATTATTTCAACTGCGTTTTGAAAGCCAGAGTTCCCAAAGCATCAAGTTCTGTTTTATAATCAGTATATAGACGTTCTTTACCTATTATTATATCGACATTTCCATCTGAAATAGAATAATGAACGTCTATAACTTCCGCTATATGTGAAACGCCTTCAATATCAAAAACAAGCTTTTCTCCTATCCTTGGAAGCTGTTCCATACAAAGAGCATTCTTAGAAGGATTATACACTCGGTAAATTTTATCTTCTTTATCAAAACGAAGTACACTAACTATTTTCATAAATCTACAATTTATAATTCAATTACTACTACCTTGTGAAAGCATAAACCTACAATATCACATCCGCAACCACATGCTGCTTCACAATCCACAAACCACGCACCTGTTCAATATCAATATCGAAATCATCATGGTTCTCCCGATCTATAGACCGGGCTATCCAAAATCGTTTGGCCAAAGAAGGATCGCTATAACGGCGCAAGATCTTAATATGGCCATGATAATCTCCGGTCTGCTTATCTTCGACAACAATTCCGAATACATTTCCAAACGGGATTTGATTGGGGAACTCTTTCTCAAAACTGAAACGTTTCAAGGCAATCCAACAACCGGATGGATAGGCCGGAGCCATCGAATTACCTGCGACTTGGGCAATTGCTTCACAATCCTTGCAATCAGGTAAATACCAATATCGCTTTACAGCATCTGTGCTACCTAACAACTCAGCCTTTCCTCCTGAGAACTTGAAATCAACCTCTGGCAATAACTTTAATCCTTTCTCCATAGCTTCTTTATATTCTGTTTCGGTATTAATTATCAAGTTAGAATCAGATAGTTCCAATTCCTTTTTATTGAAATAATCTATTATAATGTTAGCATTCGCCAAAGTCGGTTTTGTATTTCCGTTTCTATAATTCCCTATAGATGCTTCTGTTATACCCGTATCTTTAGCAATCTTATAATTTGATAGGGTTGAATTAGAAATCAGCTCTATCGCTTTCTGCACTATTTCAGCTTTACCTAATTGCATGCTTTAATATTTTAGTATATTTGCAAAAACATTTAATACTTGCCATTATGACAAATAAAGATTACATCAGACAATCATCTAGACTTCCACAAGAAGTTAGAACAGCTTGTGATACCATCTTTCTACATGAATATTACAAGCATATAGAAGAAGACATCAAGTCCTTCAATGATGGATTACGTCTTGGGCGTATCACCGCAAGGACGATCATAAACGAACTCAAGCTTGCTCAACAAAATATGAGTATTCCTTCCAGATAGATCATCAAGCAATAAAAACAGCTTATCAATATTATGTTGCTTTATATTCAATGTTTTAGCCACATTAACTTCTGAGTATACATCAATAAGACAACCTATAACTAAATCTATTGTATCTTGTTGGTTAACTCTAACCGCCATATCTAAACTATAGATAAGAGACATTACATAGGAGCTAAGATCTTTCTTTGCAAGAAAATAATCTCTTAGCATGTCTATTATCTTATGTTGTTCACTAATTATACCTTTAACTGTTTTGGTTTCAAAGTCTTCAAAAGACTCTTTCATCTTTAATTCAAAAGCACTCCTTATCCTTTTCTCAACTGTCAAATAACTAACCGCAAAAAATACCGCAAGAGATGCTACCAACAAAGACAAAACACCGACCAATACACCCATCCAATCCACAGTCATTGGCTCACAGCGCAAAAGCACACATGATACAGAAATCAGACTGATAATCAGCGATAGTCCAGAAATAGCCAAAGATATCTTATTTGTCATAAATCTTAAATACTCTTAATTACTATAATATTTTAGTAGAAAACCATATATACTAAAATATTAAAGTATATATTTGCACTTATAATTAAATCAATGCTCAAAGATAAAGATTAAAAACAACATATATAATAATGTAAGGAGGCAAAAATGGAAAAATTAAACCTACAAGGTCATAAAGCCGGTAATCTTTCTTTTCGGGAGATATACGACAGCATGGACAGAAGGGCGTTTGTTCGACGGATCGCGACCGTCACAAGGCGTTCGGAAGCTGCTGTCTATAACTGGATTTCCGGAAAGTACAGACCGGACGCATTGGCACAAACAGTAATTGCACAAGAACTTGGCATCCCAGCCAGCGAGTTATTCCCAAAGGAGGATAAGGTATGCGCGCAATAGAATTCTATACCACCCCCTCCGGCGAAGTTACTATCAAAGAGCAGGGACAGCCAGAACGCCAACTGAAAGAGTCCGATACGGAATTCATTCAAAGTTTCCTTGAGATTTTGGAAGAGTTCTATCCGGAGGCTTATGCGGCACTCCGCAAGTATTACGCCCGCTACGACGGGAATAAATGCTACCGGGATTTCTTGGCTGTACGCAGGTTTATCAAATGCAACTTCGGGTTGTACGATAACATGATAGACGTGGATGAGAACTGGAATTTCAAATTCGAGTTTGTCGGCTGCCCTCTACGAGGAGAATGCGACGGGTTCAAGAAGATATGCGAACCAAAGTTTAACAGCACTCTTTCCGATGCCGAACTCCGAGTGATGGAGTTTTGCTACTATGGAAAGAAAGACGAGGAGATCGCGGAAACGCTTTTCATCTCATCCCACACCGTAAAGAACCACCGGAAGAACGTTTTCCGGAAACTCTCGATACACTCCATGGCGGAGTTCATGCGATATGCGAACGAAAAGAATCTATTTAAAGGCGAATAATCATGCCAACCGAAAACACCTATCAAAGCATACCTTCTTTACGAAAGATCGAGATCGAATACCTTGCTTGGCAAATCACAAGGATGCAAGCGGGTATCCGGGAATTTATCGGACAAAAGGAAGCGCACCTCCGTTTCGGGAGACAGAACGTGGAAAGATGGGTCTCGGAAGGTAGGCTACAACGTTACAAACGACCGGGCAAAATCGAGTACAGGCTGGAAAACCTGTATAAGTGCGCCCTAGATCCATACGACTATTAAATGAATCATTAACATAGCAAGGCACCTTGGCAAGGCGTTGCAAAAGGAAGTTTACGATACCCATCCAACTCGCTATTTCACGGACGGTAAACCGCATTGCTAATAAATCATTGACATATGAAAATAGACTTTGAGAAACTCGCCCAAGCGGTGAGGTGGGGATTTTGCGTCGCTTTTGGAGCTTTGGCTCTAGTCGCACTTGCTTATGTTATAGCAGGTTATACGCATCAATTATTATTCGTGGCAATGGGCGGCACTATGTCGTATACCATAGCTAAACATTGGTAACTAACATTTAAAAACATAACATCATGTCGAATCTAATTCAGATCAAAGTAGCTGAGTTGAATCAGCTGAACCCGCTCATGATAGCGGAAGACAACAGGGTAGAACAAAAGTTCATCCAAATGTATAATGCGATCTGGGGTACCGCCCAAGGAGCGCAAATCTACGAGAAAGAGAAATTCAACTTCCGGAAGATCTTACAAGACAAGCCGGAACTCCAAAGATGCACACCATTATCCCTCTATGGATGCTTTTTGGATATAGCGGTCAACGGCCTGTCACTTGACCCGACAGGACGGCCGCACTGTTATATTCTTCCCCGTAGCACGAAGACCGGCTATAAGGATAACAACGGTAGCGATATCTATGAACTACGCGCTTATCTCTCCATCACCGGATATGGCGAGTTAGTCATGCGGCAACGTGCCGGACAAGTCCGTTACGTGGATAATCCCGTGGTTTGCTATGAGGGCGATACCTTCTCCCCCGGGTTGATTGATGGCGTAAAGACCGTGACCTACCAAGCGGCGTGCCCCCGGAAGTCCAACAAGGTGATAGGTGGTTTCTTACGTATCGTACGCTCCGACGGTACCGTGGACTGGCACTGGATGATGGAAGGCGATATCAAGCGATTGGAAGCGTACAGCTTTAAGAACAACCAGAAATGGAACCCGCAAACCCGGCAGAAAGAAGGGAAGGCCAATGCCCTTTATACCTCTAGCGAAGGAGGTATTGATCCGGGATTCTTGGAAAGCAAGCTTATCAAGCACGCTTTCGACGGATATCCCAAGGTACGCACGGGACAGTTCTCCTCATTCGAGACACAGGAGGAACCGCAAGAGATCGACTACGGACTGGAAGAAACAACCGTTATCCAGCCCAATCAAGCCGGACAGCAACCGCAAGCCCTCCAGCCCCAATCGGAAAATCCTTTACAAGGATTCGGAGAGCAACCGCAAGCGGAACCGGTACCCGTATCTGGTATAACAGCCCAAATATCACAAGAAGATGAAGAAGCCGGATTTTAAGAGTTCAATATCAACATTCAAAATTTTATCGACATGGATACACAGAATAACAATTTACCTTTCAAGGCTAACGAGGTCATTAGCATCTTACAGACAGCCCCGGATATTCTCGCCCGCAATGAGGCGTCGGTCTCAGCTTGCACGAACGCAGGGAAAACCCTCTTGGACACGATTGAGGGAAATGGAGGTATCGGCACGGACGAGATCGACACTGCGGTACAAGAATACCTTGCGAAGTCAAAGAAGACCGTAGAGAACATGAACAACCGCCGGAAGCCGTTAACCCAAATGCTAACGGCCATATCCAAACGTTTCACGACACTAGAGGGTTCCATAGACGCCAAATCCAAGGGAACCATCCCTTATCTGCTACAGATGGAGCGTAACAAATACGCCGCCAAGAAGCTGGAAGAGCAAAAACGCCGTGAGGAAGAGGCCCGGCAAAAACAGTTGGCGGAGAACGAGAAAGCCCAATACCGGGCCGACATAACGGTCTTGCTTGATACCACGTACGCCGCCTACGTCGAGAAGCATATCAACGCCTTGAACGGGATTTTCAATCGTGCCTCCCTAGCCACGTATGGGGACGTATGCCGGCAGATCACGCAAACAAGCACCGGTTTCTCATGGACGGATTTCGTGAAAAACGTCGTGGATAACAAACAGACATTCTATATGGACGGTGAGACCCGCAAAGCGATCAAGAACGAGATAGCCATCCTAAAGAAAAAAGAATATTCCGATCGATACGCTTTCGAGATCGAGGGACTGAAACAATCCTTGGTCGACCGCCTCCCATCCCTCCGGAAACAACTGGAGGAGCAAGAGGAAATTCGCAAGACCAACGCAATCGAGGCGGCACGGCTGGAGGAGGAGCGCAAACGGAAAGAGGCGGAAGAACGTCAAAAGGCCGAACTGGAACGCAAGCGCAAGGAAGAGGAAGCGAGAGCCAAGGCGGAGGCAGAGAAAGCCACCGCGGAAGTACAGGCGGCCTTCGATTTCAGTGCCGCCAGTATGTCTCCTACCCCTACCAAGGCGAAGATCAAGAAAAAGATCCAAGTCACCAATCCACAAGGATTCATGCAGGTATACCAGATGTGGTTCATGCGTGAGGGTATCAACATGAGCATGGAGGATCTTGAGAAGATCCACAAGAAGATGATCTCCTACTGCGAGAAGGTCGTGAATAAGGACGGTGAGCGAATCCAGTCCGCATTCGTGAGATATGTCGATGACGTAATAGCCAAATGATATGAGAAAGCTATATCTGTCCTCATGGATAAACTTCGGGAAATACAGGCGCACACCGAGTAACCTAAAAAAGATCCTCGATACGGAAGAGGGCCGCAAATGGTTCCGGTGGCTGATGGATAACACTTACGATTTTGAATTTGACTTCGCGGTCATTGAATACTTAAAACTCAAGGAAGAAGATGCAAGATACGTATTACCAACGGTCTGAGGTCAGCAACTCAGACCTGACAGAACTAAAGAACCTCCTCTATCCCCGTACGCAATACGGGGATAAGGAGAAGGCGTTCAAGTTCGGGAGTCTGGTGGATGCGATGCTGACAGAACCCGAACGGGTAAGATATGACAAACATACGGTAGATGACGTATTGTATTCCGGCGAAGATTGGGAACTGGCACAAGCCATGATCAAGTCACTCCGTATGGAAGCCCGCCGGGATCCGCTCATTAAATATGCATTGGAACAATCCGATAAACAGAAATTTATGGTAAACAAAAATCAAAAATTCCAATACGGCAATTTTGAATATACACTTGACACTCGTTGCAAATGGGATTTCTGGTTTTCAGCAATGGGGTTTGGAGGAGATTTAAAAACAACTTTTGCTTCTTCTCAAAAACAATTTAATGAAGCCATAGATTTTTTCGACTGGGATCGCTCAAGAGCGTGGTATATGGACATTGCTGGGAGTAAACAAGATTTTATTGTTGCAATAAGCAAAAAGAATCAACAAATTTTCAAAGCCACAATAAAAAAAGATGGCACTTTATATAAACGTGGCAAAGAAAAGTACGAAGAGCTAGCCTTCCGGTGGTGGATGCTAATAAGCTAATAGTATGAAGAGTCTAATTTTAATCCTAATCGGCTGGCTAAAGTACAGGCTGGCAAAGAAATGCCCTATATGCGGAGCTCCCGTACTCGTAAAGAAATTACAGACGCATACGGGAGATACATTCAACGTATATCATTGCGGCAAGTGTGACAACGATTATATCTTAAAATAAAAATCATGAATCTCAATATCACACCGACAGACAAGATATCCGAGGAACTGGCCGCCATAGATGCCTTCCTGAACATTACCATGAGCGAGGAGGTACAGGAAGCCGTCCTGCGAGGGAACGACCTCGCCGTCTATATCGCCCGAACCGGGAAGCTGCTGGCCGATGCCAAATATCACCTGAACGGGAAAAAGAAATCGGAAGTATTCGACACATTACGGGAAACCGCTTCACGGGCCGGAGCGACCTCAAAGGCCGTAAACGCTATCATCGACAGCCTGTGCAAGGATGAGCAATACCTAGTCGACTGGTGTGATAGATTGAACCGTACCGCGACCCACCAATTGGAATGGTGTCGCACGATAATTAGCAAGGCGAAAGCTGAAATGGCCTTAGCGCCTCAGAGTTATAACAATCCTAAATTTTAAAAGAACATGGAAGAATTAGTAAAAGAGCAACCCGTGTACGAGATCCAGAAAGTAAAGATCAAGAACAACCAGCTCACGGCGGAGTATACGGAAAAGTTCGTGGAAGCGAACTACAAGAACAACATCCTAAAAGAATCGGAGCAGTTTATCCACCCCGATCTACTGTACGCGTTGAACCGGCTCAAACCCCACGTAGTGAAAATCTGTGAGATGCACGAGGCTACATTGGTCAATGTCGCCAATCCCTCCGACGATGATTTGAACGAGAAGCTGAAGAATATCATCGTCACCGGATACAGCAAAGGCGGTAATGATGAATCAGCCGGGGTATCGATCCAAGCGCAAAAACTCCTAAAGAGCGGGCAGATCCTTAACCTCTCCGTCCCATTCACCAAATACGAGGACGAGTCCGGCGACGGGTACCTTTACGGAGCCGAGTTGAAAGAGGCCATCGGTAGATGTAGCTACGAGGTGGACGCTTATCTGTTCGAAGGTAAATATGGCATCAAGCAAGAATCCTTCGATTTCGATACCCCGGAGGAATCGGATATCACGGGCGAGAAGGAAGAGAAGCCTAAGAAACGGGGACGGAAGAAAAAAGAGCAGATCAAGGAGATCGCCGAGGAGGTGAAAGCCTTCGACGAGTTCGCCTAACCAATAATAAAAACAGCCGTTATGCAAATCACTTTACAAAACACGGAAAAGGGACAATGCTACGCGGTAAGGTTTGACAGGTACCGCCAGCAGGTCGTTGACAAGCTAAAGACAGCCGTCAGCGTCCGCTGGTGGGACAAGTCTACCGGAGCGTGGATGATCCCGGCCAACAATAAGTGCAAGGCGGAGCTAGACCAGCTCACCTATTACGTGAGGCACTTCGAACCCGTCAACTGGGGAGGGAACGAGTCTAAGACCGACGAGGACATAGCCTATCAAATACCGGACATGCCCGAGTTGGACGAGGATCATGGCCTAAAGATACAACCTTACCCCTATCAACTGCAAGGGATCGCACGAGGCTTACAACTAAAACGGTTTATCAATGGGGACGACATGGGCCTCGGCAAGACATTAGAGAGCATCGCTACCATCAACAAAGCTGATGCTTTCCCCTGTCTCGTTATCTGCCCCAATACGGTCAAGATCAACTGGCAACGTGAATGGCACAAGTTCACGGACAAGAAAGCCATGGTATTGACCGATTCGGTACGAACCTCATGGCCATTCTTCTGGCAAACGGGTATGAACCATGTGTTCATCGTGAACTACGAGAGCCTACGGAAGTATTTCGTACGCCGAATCAACAAATCGGAGAAATGGACGCTGAAAGACGTAGAGTTCCATAATACGATCAAGTTGTTCAAGAGCGTGATCATTGACGAATCCCATAAGGTAAAATCAACGGCTACCCAGCAAAGCAAGTTTTGCAAGGGTATCACCGCCGGAAAAGAGTGGATCATCCTGTTGACCGGTACCCCTGTCGTAAACAAGCCCAACGACCTTATATGCCAACTCGCTATCATGGACCGGATGAACGATCTCGGAGGCTGGAAATATTTCACGAGCCGCTATTGCTCCGGGCCGCACGGAGCCTCGAACTTGAAAGAGCTCAATTTCATGCTCTGGAAGCATTGTTTCTTCCGGAGGGAAAAATCCAAGGTACTGACTCAATTACCCGACAAGGTACGGCAGATCGTGACCTGCGAGATCACCAACCGCAAGGAATACCAAGACGCCGAGCATGACTTGGTGGATTATCTGAGACGATACAAGGAGGCCGACGATGAGAAGGTACAAAAATCGCTGAAAGGCGAGGTCATGGTACGAATAGGCATATTGAAGGACATAACGGCCCGGGGTAAGTTGAGAGAGGTGATCGATTTCGTGAAGGATTTTCGGGAGAACGGAAAGAAGATCATCCTCTTCTGTAACCTGCATGAGATCGTAGACCGGCTCCTACAGGCGTTTCCCTCAGCGGTGTGTGTCACCGGACGGCAGGATATGCAACAAAAGCAAGCGTCCATAGACGCTTTCCAACGGAATCCCAAGACGGACGTCATCATCTGCTCCATCAAGGCAGCGGCGGCGGGTATCACGTTGACAGCGTCAAGCAACGTCGCTTTTATCGAGCTACCGTGGACATACGCAGATTGCGACCAAGCCGAGAGCCGGGCGCATCGTATCGGTCAAAAGGACTCAGTGAATTGCTATTACCTGCTTGGCCGCAAGACCATCGACCAGAAGCTCTACAGGATCATCGAGGAGAAAAAGCATATAAGCAACGCCGTGCTTGGAGCGGAGGACAATATACAAACAAACATCGTCGATATGATGGCCCGGATATTCGACGAGACCGAGGAGGAGGAATAATCATGGCAGAGGAATACATAGGGATCAACCGTTTGAAAGAACGGGAGGACGCTAATAAATATCCACGAAGGAAATGCGTAAGATGTATCCGTTACCCATGCTTCTCCGGACAAGGAATAGGTACGCACGCCATTAATCTCGCCGCTTATGGATGTAAGGATTATAAAAGTCAAACAAGATTAAAGAAAAACAAAGGAGGTTCAGATGCTTAAAATATCATTGTTAATAATCGGAATGATCTCGCTAATATTCATTCTCACGTCTGGAATATCGATCCAGTTCAAGCCATTCCATATATCCCTAGCTTATCCATACTTTGGAACAGGGATGGTGTTGATAGCCATTGGTTTCGCCTTGTGCTTCGGCTCGGCTTACTATCATGGAATATCAAATCATGAGTTTAAAGATGGTTTCAATAAAGGCTTCAATGCAGGTATTGAATACATGATCGATTTGACTAAGAACAAGAGAGGAGACTAAAGGTAGCATTTTTATAGCGAGAGATAAAGACTAACAAAGAGAATAAATAAAAAGGCAGCGCCTCACAGCGCCACCCCATTACAGCATGCAACAAATATATCAAATAAAGACAACTATGGCAAGTGAGGCATTGAATAAATATATTGAGAAACGTTACGACAGGTGGCTGGATCACGCAAATTACTGTTGCAAAATATCAGGGCTTTCTAGCGAAGGACAAGATGTTCTAAATGAGGTGCTAGCCGGGATATGTGAAAATCTATCTGATAAAATCGAACGCATGATGGAGAAAAAATCAGGGGCCTACACGGAGCTTGACTGGTATATCATGCGTTCGATCAGATTAAACGCCACATCCGGCACAGCTCCCTACCGGCATAAATACAAGCCTATCCCGGTAGATGAGAATGTGGATTGGCGTAGATTAAATATTATTGATGAACCCGATGATACAATTGACCATACCGAGTATATCCGTGAACGTATGCAGGATATCCGGGATATGGTCGATCAATTAGGCTTATCCGAAAAAGCCAAACGCATTTTTGCTTGGAAATTTTTTGCAGGAGAGTCTTTCGCCGACTGGCCGGGGCCGGAAAGCCGGAAGGAGTTGTATGAGACCTATAAAAGTGTTTTCAATGCGGTGATGGATAAGAAGGAAGAGAGGTTGCTGTTTTAAAATGCCGGGGATTGATAGCTTGGCCATATCAATCCCTCGTGAAGCACACTCTTTGTATCGTCTCTCCGCTCTTATGATCAATCAATTTAAGGATTTAACCTCTCTTTCCCTCTTTATCAGGATTAAGCCTAACCTCTTTCATGAATTCAGCAGCAGCTTTCACTTGTTCCTTTTGGGCCTCTGTACATGCTTTCAAGGGGCCTCCGATAATAGAGCCGAGGGGAAGTGATTGTAACGAATTAGTCGCTATCTGCGAGAGTGATGAATCTTTTACCATAGTGATTACTTTTAAGGATTTCCCAAATGTAGGGAATTTTTTTGGAAGGGAGGGTAAGGAGGAAGAGAAAAACGTCCGGATAATTATTTTACCCAGACGTTCACATAATTTCTGTAATTTGAATCATGAACGTGGCTCTCCATAGCCTTTGGATATATTCAAATCTCTAATTTTCACATATAATTCATACATACCACCTTTTGATGATATCCAATCAGTCACAATGTTTATTAACTCATTCATATCCGGTATATAAGACATCCGTCCATCTGCACCACGAATACCTTTGTCATCTTTCCGGTGTCCACGTGTTAAAAAGGTATTTTTCTCTTCATAAATCAAATCTCTTGCAGCTTTATGATCTTCTCCTTTCGGTAAATACTTCTTTAACAATGAATTCAGCACTTTGTAATACAAGTTATATTTTGTTTCTGGATCATCTATTGCTTCAAGTGCCATATCTGCTAGTTCACTTTTTAGCTCAACCTGTCCATCGATATCAAAAGAAAAAGTCTCCTCTTTTATCTCATCCGCTTTCATTAATATAGAAAGACGTTCTCTTTCTTCTTCCCGTTCTTTTTCAATTCTCTCAAGTTCTTCTTGAGTTATTTTTTTATTTTCTTCCATAATTATATATTATATATTAAGTTCTTAATCTGTAAAACTGATTCTAATAACGTTTCTTTTTCAAAAGGATGGGTATTTAACAAACTTAATGCGTCATCCATTTTGGGTATATATTTTTGATATTTTGGCCATTCATTTGTTTTATAACAATATATAGAGTATATAATAGAAGAATGAACACACCATTCTCTTGCTAACTGTTCTATTATTTTTTTTGAATTTATGTATCCAATGGCATATCTTAATCTCGCCTCACTAAGCAAATATTCAGTAGCAAAATTATCTGCACGTTCCTCATTCATTAAAAAAATATCTCCCTCCCCACTACTCAAATGAAAGACTCTCTTATTAATCTCATCAAAATCATATAAAACATGATGCAACTCATGTAACAAAGTAAACCACAAGGTCGGATAGTTCTTTTGCAAGTCGGATAGTACTATACAAGGTTTTTTATTGCATGAGAAAGTTGCCCCTCTTATTTGCAATTTCTCAATAGAAGGTTGAAATATAACAGTAACTCCTACTTTATATAATGCCTTAGCCACTTGTACTAACCCATTTTCTATATCACGCGTAAAGGGTCTTATTTTAGGCATCAAATCAACCAAAGAAGTTCGATCATATTTGTTAGGATTATTTATTTGTTGAAACTGAGTTAACGCTGATTGTACCCAAAAATTGCGGATTAAATTATTAGAATTTCTCTTTGTCTTGCTAAATACTGGAAAAACAAGAGTTTCCGAATAATCATATATTGTATTAAATCCAAAAAAATCCTTTATTCTTTGAGACATATCTTTAGAATTGGATTTTTTCTTAAAGAACTTTATTTTTGTTAGTGTTACTGTATCAAAGTTCTCAACGATATAACCAGCTTCACGAGCCCTTTGTATATCACCAATTTGCTCCGCTCTCATTTCAGGGACATAAATTTTAATTAGATCATTTACTGATACTCCTAAAAAATGAGATAGTTTAATAACACTAACAACATTTATGAATTTCGCTGAGCCATCTATAATTGGGTTTAGAACATTTTTATCCATCCCTAATAAATTCTGAATTTGATAATCAGTTAGCCCCAATTCATCTTTTCTTTTCTGATACAGCTCTCTTACAGAAGTTACACTTTGTAAATCTACTGAAGATTTAACCGCTGCATCTATTACTTTTTGTAGTTCTATATTTATTTCATCCATCATGCTTTACAGGAATATTTTCCCGCAAAAATAAGCATTTTCAAACGCAAAACAAATATTTTAAGGAAAATTTTCCCGTAAAACAAATATTAAATAGTATATAATCAAAAAAATGAAAGTTTCATAGTGTTAGTACCATATAGCAAAAACCACTCTACTCATCGCAAGCAGAGCAGCACATTATCTCTTTTTATATGCCAGCCATCTTACGACATAACCAATACCTATAATCAGACACCCAGACAAAAGACCTATCGCCCAACCACCGACCTCGATCTTGAAAGACTCCCAACGGGATAGCTCTTTTTCCACAAGGACTGGAACCTCCACCTTACGATCCACGTAGATCTCTTTCGAAGGGAGATATAACGTATCCCTAGGAACTCTCATGTTGGCAATCACGTTACCGAGACTATCCAATGCAAACATAAGCTCAACGTTCTTCGTGTTGGCCATGTCCAGCCAACGAAGGACTACTTTACCGTTCTCATCGCATTCCATCAACGCACGGATGGAGGCGCTATCGGCTGGCATTGGGCAAGGTACCAACTTATCTATGTAGATCGAGTCTATACGATTCTCGATAGCGACAGGCTGTATCTTGGTTCGACACCCGGACAAGGCGAGGATACCGGCTATCGCCAGCATCCCGCAAATCATTCCCGTTCTCATAATAAATTCCACCCCGCAATAACATCCGACATATCTGCCTCTCTCCCATTCTCCACCTTACTCATCCCCGCCACAATCCGGATCATTTGCTCACGATCATTTACATAGATCGGATCATCGGCAGGGATACCGGCGTAATCGGACACGGCCTTAATGTAAGCCTTCGTATTATTCTCGTTTTCCGGTGCCCATCTTCCTATCATCTTGCGGATCGTATCCAGCTTATAGTTCCGGTAATAGTTAGACAGGATCTTGAAGATCGCCCTGTAACCGTATGCCATCGATTTAAATTGCTTGAACTCTCGATCAGAGCTTGTCTTCTCGCCTTGGAAGACATCGCTGTTCCTTCTGATGTTCCCGGGGTTGTTGTTACGTAATCCCCGGGGTAAATTGTTATTTCTCATTCCTTATCCTCCCTCATTAATAACCGTTCTGCGGCTCACGATCGCCGCATTTCTTTTTCTCACACCTCTTTAAAGCCAGTTCTATCTTCACGTCCGAGTAGCTCTCTTTCAACGTGAAAAGCTCGTCCTGCACCTGCCGGAGCCGTCCGGTCTGCTCAACAAACCGTTCCTCCTTCTCAGACAACTGCTTTTGCAAGAACTCGTTATACTCACGCAGGGCCTTGAACTCCTCCACGTCAGCTTGAGCGTCCGCTATACGGGCGTTCGTCTTACGGTTCGCCCACGCACGGATGCCCCATTTTATCCCCTCGATCCCGCCCATCGCACCGATTATCGCCAATATCGTATTCAAATCAACTCCCATAACTCGTTTTCTTTTAATATATACGGGGGCTTTTATTTGCCCGCCCCCGATAAAGGCTTATATCCCGTTAAGCGATAGGATCTATTCCCTTTAGTTCATTCCATCTATCTTGGTATTCCTCCCCGGAAAAAGGCTGGTCGAGTATCTTGGAATAAGAATCGATCGTCTCGGCGGAGAACATCCCCTGCCGATCAAGGTAATCCACCCGCTGTTTCAGGTACCATAACTCATCGTCCGTGAAATCAAAGGACTTGACCCCTGTCATGGCGTCCACGGTCTTGAACGAGATCTCGTATTCCCCGTTACCAACAGGGGTCATAACCACTTCCTTCCGCTCCGAATCCAATAGCTGGACCTTGCCGGAGATAGATATTTTCAAGCCGATATTTTTGCGATTGTCGTACATCGGCAGCACGTTATTGAGTATTAATACCCTGTCTTTCAATGTCAATTTCATATCTGTTATTTTTTTTATTAGTATTTCATACATAAATAACCTGTTTTGTTATCATAGTAAACAGGATATAGCTCGGGCGAAGAGCTTAACGCCCCCAATTGCACGTGTGTCATCATGGAGCCGACATTAATGACAGTTCTCTCCATGGCACCATCGTCATTAAAATACCGGGACTCGACCCGGAAAGCGGAACCCCAACCAGCCTTATGCACGCAATTAATCCATATCCTCGGATAATTGGTATAAGCGGAACGCCCACACCTCAATGTCAAGATAGGCGGGACACTCATCGCCGTAGCGGAGTCTAATATATCGGTCAGATCAAGTACCGAGTTCACGTAATTCGGATACGTCTGCATTATGACATTACGCAGGTGGTTACCACCATTATCAGTATCTACCGATCTTAGCGTGACTTGTCCGTCGTTGTGGATGGCCAACGCCCCGTTATACATATAATGTCGCTTGGAGAGCATCAACCCGCTAGCGGCCACCAAACCGCTTAGCCCGACCCGGAAAGGGGCTTCATCCCTTCGCTCGTAAGTGCTGCCGACCCATATACGGACAGATCCCGGATCAAGGTTCGAGATATCGCCACCGCTATTACCGTCACTGGCGAAACCGCATGAGACCTCGTAATTACGGTTCATGCACATGATGGAGTTGCTGCCATATACCTTGCCGTCACTGAGCACCTTGAATGTCGGGGAAGCGGGAGGCTCCCCGTTCGCCCCGGAGTTCCCTCCGGACCATATCCTTACGGTACCGCTAGCGGCCATGCCCCCGGTATTACCGAACGCTATCGCCCCCGTGGACACGAGGCCGCCATTGATCTCGGTAATCGTGCAGTCGTACTCGGAGGCGAAAACCCACCCTTCACCATCATAGCGATAGATATTCACGCCGTCTACCCAAAGATCGTTCTTCCGCATTCCCGATCTCGGGGCCGTGGATTGGTAGAACACCTTCGCCTTGTCATTGGCCATGCTCTGGGCATCGTTAGCCGATCCTTGGGCGTTATTGGCAGCGTTACTGGCATTTTCCGCCTCGCTAAGAGCGTCCTGCGCCTTTTTCATGGCTGTATCTGAATACCCTTTCAGCGTATCTTGAATAGCCTTGTTTGCGGCCTCTACGGCTGTGTTAAAAGAGGACATGGCGGTATTGAAGGCCGTGAACTTGGCGTCAACGTCTTTTTTCTCGGCCTCTGTCGCCTTGCCGTCAACGATAGCGGTATTGATGGAGGACAATAGGTTGTCAATCGCCCCGAACAATGTCACCTTCGCGTTCAAAAGCCCGGTCTTGGCCGGGCCGGAGAGATAGGTATTCTCATATAATTTTTTATAAGTGGCCTCGACCTCGGCCTTGGAAACATTGACCGTATTCAGGTATTTCTCGATCGCTACGGCCTCCGTCTCCGTGACTATACCATCCTTGAACGCCCCGTCCACGTAATAGTTCAGGTCCTCCACGGATTTCTTGGCCTCCTTGATAGACTGATCCAATTCCGGCCACTCATCAAGGTTTTTCAGCCCCGAACCGGCGGTAAAGACCATACGCCCATGAAACTCGCCAGAGCCATCCCCCTTATTCAGCATGAAATAGGTATTACCATCCGTCGAGACAATCCTATCCACCGTCACCCGGCCGGGGAGTATCTCCGTGAAACCGTACACGGTAACGAAGGAACGGGCCCCGTCAAACTGGCTGCCCAATAAACCGGTCAAGAAATAATAGTACCCATCCTCCTCGAACTTATGAGGGCTCCCGGACATCTCGAACGTCCCCTTCCCACCGCTCTTGCCGCACTTCGCATAGAGATAGAGTTTCCCGTAATCCCCCAAGTAGGGACTCGTATACGCCCCCATATCCCAATACTGGTATTCGGAAGGCTTATGGGACTCCTTGATATCACTGATGCCCAGCGTCATGTGCTGCAAGATCAAAGCCGGGGCGGTAAACACCCCGGTGTTGTCATCATACCTGAAATCGGGCATGACGGTCACAGGAGCGGTCTTGCTGTTGACGAAACGGAATTGCAGGGACTCATCACCCACCAAGAGCGACATGGTACGTACCCATATCGGGTCTATGCCCTTGGAGTAATTATCGAAGGCCACTTCCAGCATCTCTTGCGCCTCGATAGCGTCACGGTAACGGCGCTTGGTAAACTGTAACGCCTCCTTATACCTCTTGTCATTAACGACCTCCTCGCTCTCCAGCTTGCCCAACTCATCGGACAGGAAACCGCCTACCGACGTATTGGATAGCTCAAGCTCCGGGCTGTGGGGCCTGTTGATGTAATCCCTCACCCCGGTGATCCGGATCAGGATGCCGTCCGGCTGGAATTGCGGGTCGCTGAAATCGACATAACCGCCGGGTACCAGCTTGGCGCCGATCGCCAACCAATTCTTCTTGGCCCATATGCCGTCCAGCTCTCCGATGAACGTGAATTGCCGCTCCTCACGCTCGTAAAGGCAGCGTACCGCCTCCCGGAACATGTCCCAGCTCGCCCCGGTCTTGGTGGCGTTGTCGCACACGTAGGCGGCGGGAAGGGATATGTTGAAAATGGCGTACTTGTCGCCGACCTCCGGATACAGGGAGGCGTTCGGCAGCGTCATGCCATCCTGCTCGGACGAGATGATCTCGAACTTACGGCCGTCATGTATGTACTTTACGTCGAACTCACGGCCCGCCAGACGGCCTGTCTGGAAAATAACCGTCATGGTCTGACCGGCGATCAGGCAATCCTCGAAATTGAGGTTGGCGGGAACCGATGAGTCATAGAAGTTGTAGAACGTGACATCGTTCCCGTCCGTGTCCTCGCCCGACTCCGTGTCGGTCTCGCTCACCGTGCCGACCCGGGATGGATATATATCGCTGGCGTCGTAGCTGTCCTCATTATAAGAGGAAAGGGGCCTGTCCGCGCGAGTGACATACATCCCGTCCTTGTCGGTCTTGTACCGTCGGCCTTGGTACTCCAGCTCCTGTGACTTGGGAAGCAACAATGTCTGGCTACCGTAGACCGAGTAATCGATATTCCGCTCGCCGCCTTGCACGTAAAGGATCTCAACGGGGAGGTTGCCGCCTTGGTTCGCACGACCTACACCGGGAAGGAATCCGTTACCTTTTCCGTAGGATAGCTTTAGAGGAGCGTCCTTGTAATACTCCACCTTGCGGAGGTTGATAGTTTTGCCCACGATCTCGAACTCCGTGTCGAACTCCTCGGCCAAACGCCCCAATACAGCCCAGCATTTCTCATGGTTGAACGACAACAGTTTCTCCGGGGCCTCGATCACCGTGCCGACCGTCCAGCCGGAATCATAGAGATTGAGGTTGTCCACCAGCAGCTCCATGAACATCCCCGGCGTGGCCGTCATGACGAACTTGAGCTTGTACGGCTTGTCGGACAACAGCTTGTACTTATATTTTTTCAGGATCTCCTCGTTGCCGCCGAAGGTGACGGTATAGTCGAAGACCCTCGTGCCCTCCTTCTTGAAATCCGAAGGGTACCACAGCGTGTACCTTTCCCCCTGATACTCGATATACGCCCCGGTAGGCAGCTCCACGTGATCCACTAGGGAGTAACGCAGCTCCACCTTCTTCGCTTGCGCTATCGCCCGGTAACGATAGCTGTCATCGTCCACCGGGATGTCAAGCAATACCTCGCCCGTCTTATCATAGATACGCATCTCGAACGGTATTTAAAGGGTGTTCGAGACGCTTTCGGACATACCCAGCAAGGCACGTACCCTCGCCTTGCAGTCGTTACGGTAACGCTCCAGACAGGCGAACTCGGCCTCAAACTCGGCCTCTCTCTCATTATCCGAGCTCAATTTATTCAGCGTTATCGCCTCTACCCGATCGGCGGAATACTCTCTCCGGACCAATCCGGACACGAGACTGTCATAACTCGCAGAAGTCGCCTCGACCAGCGTACCGCCATCCTCGCACGTGCCGGTATAGGCGTAAGCCGTGCAAGGCTCCGGTTCCGGTTCGCCCCCGTGGCCCTCCGGAACGTAGTTCTCCAAGACCTCCTCGTTCAGGTATAGTAGGTAATGGTTGTCATCGTATTTTACGAATGTCTTTCTCTCCGTGTAAATCGCTCTTGTCTCCATATATTTAAATGTTTTTTAGCCGACCCGGGAGGATCGGCCAAGAGCGATCCCCACGGGTCAAGTGAACCTGAAAAATTTCTTACCGAACTTGTTGGTGAGCACCTTTATCACGGTATCCACCGGCAAGTCCTCGTGAGAGAAGTCCGTGAGCGCCTGATCAATCAAGACGGCGGAACCGGTGAAAGCGTAACGCTCCTCGCCTTTCCATCGGAAACGTATGGCGAGGCACTTCTTTGGCGTGCCGTCCTCGTTTCTCTCGATCTTGCTATCCTCAATCTTATAATCGATCAACTCGATCAGCCTGTCCTCCTCGGGGCCTCTCCGGTCCTCCGGTATTCGGGTATCATAAAGTATATCCTCGAATCTCATTTTCCGGTCGGCCGGGAGATCCTCCCACGGACTTTTTTTATTCCTTATCACCTGTCCCAGTCTTTTCCTTGGTGTTTCCATTCCTAATTTATTTAATAGATTACTCGTATCAGCGTGTTGGATGAAGCCTATACGGGAAGAGGCCCTCTTCCTTATCTCCTCGTCCGGCAAACCCTTCTTTCTCAATCTCGCTATCTGGCGGCAGAGAGCCACCTTGTTACGTTTCCGGACACGGACGTGATCCGGGAAATGCACGTATCCCCCCGTATCGACACCGTCCGTCACGTGCCCGATCTTCCATCTCGGGTTAAGACCGATCCTAAGCTCGTTAGCGTAATAAAGACCGATCCACTCGATGACAAGGTGCAAGAATACGGTGTCCTCATGCAGTATCAGGACATCATCGGCGAGACGGTAGCAGAAATCCAGACGGTTCAGATATCCCTTGAACCTGTCCGAGAGATATTGGATCCCTTTGGATAACTCCTCATAATCATGTTCTGTTTTGGCCGTTGCGATACTTTCCTCTATATACCTTTTCGTGTAGTACTCAACCAAAGCAGGGCATTCCCCGACATGGAAGCACCGCTTCAAATCGTGATCGAAAAGATAAAGATAGACAAGCGAGAAGAACTGCGCCAGCTTCGTGCCGGGAAACATACCGGTATCCCCCTCGACGCTGTCAATGATCTCATCAAGCCTTCGCAATAAATGATTATCCTTGATACGTGTCCTGAGCTGGCTTTTCAGTACCGGGTGATTGACGGTCGGATAGAAGTGGTGGATATCGCACAGGAGATAGTCGGTGGTACGTTCCGGATATTTTCTTAAGACCTTCCGGATCATCCTCATGTAGGCGTGGGGACCGCGTCCTCTCACCCCTCCGTAGGTATATGCGGAGAAGGATCTCGTAAAATAATCCTCCACCTCATTGAGCATCGCCCAGTGCTGGACATGATCCGGAAAAGGGAGCATCCCGATAAGACGTTTTTTCGGCTCATGGACGGTCATGAAACGATACGGGGAGGTTACGAACGTCCCGTTTTCAAAAGAGTATAGGAGATCGGAAAGGTTCTTTTCCAAGTCCGCCTCGAACTTTGTTATGGCCTTTTTGCCATGCTTGTTCTTGCAGGCATGATCAAAAGCCTTGTAATAGTTTTCTTTCCGGGCTATATCCCCGGAAAAGTCACCTTTTCTCCTCATGGTGTCCCAAGTGTCTTTTAGTGTCCAGTGTCTGCAATCGCCATCAGGTCATGAGCCGTCGGTTTATCAACCTACCGGGACTATACCCTTAGCCTTGATTTTTTGTCCAGTGACAGGGTCTCTCCTCCACTTCTTCTTACTGAATAAATCAGCGGCGTATCCTAGGGGCGACGACCAGTTCACGTTAGCGTTCGAGACCGCATTGTTACCATTGAGGTACGCTAAGCCAGCATTAGCACCGTTGTTCGCATGACCACGACGGAACGGACAGCGAAGGCCGGAACCGGACGTCAGAGAAGACAACCCGCCCAATCAATAGGCGGCACAAATGTAATATTTAATTTTTCAAGTGCGACCGCCTTACGGCGGGAAAAATAAAACAGGAACGGAAACAACATGTCAAAGAACTAAGATGCGGCACTTACGTGCCTTGGGTGCTCGGGCGCTTCGCACCCTAATGGACACGATGGACACCCGAACACAATGAACGCTAGTACTGCACGGGCACGGGGCTTACGTCCTCTGCAAAATAGCAGAGGGGCGACGACCAGTTCACGCTAGCGTACGAGACCGCAGTGTTACCAATGAGGTACGCTAAGCCAGCATGAGCACCGTTGCTCGCATGACCACGACG